TGACTACTATCCTAAAGACATTTGCTATGTAATATCTCATGAAATTGATACTACTAATACTAGTAAAAGACATATTATTAGAACAGATAAGGCATTAGCGGTGGGGTGGTATAGAATAATGCAACCGAATCACACATGTTTTTATGATTTTAGCCCACAGGAAATAAGAATAAACGAACTTTCTTCTTCTTATACTAAAGTATCGGGAGAAAATAAATGCTATACAGACATAACAGACTACTTAATTAGTGGTAAAGCAGGGCCAAGAGGAAAAGTAGGAAATTATAATAATACAGGAGGCCAAGAAGCGGCATTGTCTATGTATGTTGTTATTGATGTTGACGGGCAATCTGGAGAAAATTATGTAGTGCTAAGAGAACCGGATTCAATGGCTAATCTATTGGGTATTTCTCAAGAATATGACATATGTATTTCTGATGGAGATAATGTTCATAAATCTTCTTTGGTCTATAAAGACAGGGGAGATACAGAAATAGGCCATTCTTTACAATTTTCTGATATGCAAGAAAAATTAGGTGTTGTTTCTATATCAGAAACATTTAATTTAACAATAGCAGATAAAATCAATAACGATGCTAAAAGATGTATGGTAGGCACTACTGCAATAATCGGTGAAGAGGCGGATAATGCAATAAATGATTTACTTTTAGAACATGGCATATCTAATACTATGGATTCTTCGGAGTATTCTTATATGCTGGCTCCTAATTTTCAAGGAATTGATTTATTTGAGGCCATTTACTATCTATTAAATAGAAAGGATAAGATTGCCTATTTTGAAGATGAAACATATAAGATACTAAAAGCGAAAGATGATTCATTTTTAACAGGTATTTTTATTCAAGACGCAGGTGATAGTGATATTGAATTATATGAATATGAGAAAGAAGAAAACTTATTTGATTTAAAAAATGACATTACGGTTTATGGCGGTTCTAAAAAAGCAAATAGAAAAGATTTCACAAGTATAAAAAATCATGGCATGAAATCTTTAGAAGTCCATGAATATAACTTAACCGGCCAAGAAGAACTTGATAAAAGGGCTGCTGAATTATTAGAAGTTCATACTAAATTAAATCAAAAAATTACTATTACAGTAGGCCATAAAGGAGTTTCTCAATTAAAAGCAGGGGATATAATAGAATTAGAAATACGAAGAGAAGGCATTCCTAGAAATCAATATATGATTTTACAGATTGAACACCTACTAACAGGTAATATGAAATTGCAATTAGGTAGGTATAGTAAGCAATTACAAGACCGTTTTTCAGAAATAGCCATAGACATTAAGCAAATAAAAACTAATACAAGAAAAAACAGTTATTCAGAGGCTTTTACCGGACTAGTTAATATTGATACTTTTAAAATTAAACCAATTAGACTAGTAATTAGAGAAAGAAAAAGTAGTGGAGGCGCAGTGATTGGTTTTGGGACACCCCTAAATACTAGCACTAGACCATTAGGACATGAGGATGGAAGCGGCGTTACCCACACAACATTATTGGAGGAAGATTATTGATAACTGATAAATTAAAAACCCTTATTGCAGACCAATTAGTTACTCTAATTACAAGTAGCGGGTATGCTAAAGTAGGGCAGGGAGGCAATTCAACAAGCCCCGCTTCGACTGATTTAGATGTTGATATTGGGGCCGCTTCTGCCGCCTATAATGCTACTGCTATTAAGTCCGGTGAAAATACTGTTGAATACAGCCTTAAAATAGCAGGTTCTAATACTAACTTAAATGGTAAAATAATTAGAGAAGCAGGTTTCTTTGATTCTTCAGGTAATATGTTATCTAGGTTTAATTTTACAGGAATAGGGCCGGTAGCAACAACAAGCGATTTAGAAATATTTTTTATATTAGAGGTGGAATAACATGGGAACAATAAACAATCCGCATTTTTACAGCACTACATCAGGAACAACGCCGACTACTTGGATAACAGACGATATAGATTATCCCCATTCAGGATTAATCAAAGCATTATCACAAGGCATTAGAGGAAATTATGCTATTAAAGGAAGTGCTACTGATTTTGATATTACTTTAGCCTCTTCGACATATACTACTATTGCAGTATTAACAGGAAAAGCATATAGAGATGGTAAATTAGTTACTATTACTGCCTTGAGTGCTACTAATTTAACAGGGGTTCATGCAACAGAAGATGTTTACCAATTGTTAGTTGCTCAAGCAGATAATACAATGGTATTAAGAGGTTCTAATTCAGTTACTAATAGACTACCGGATTTAACAGATGGTGATATTCCTATTGCAGTAATTAAATTAGTTGCTGGTTCGGCTCAAGGTTCAGCAAGTACTTCTGATAGATTAGTACAATTCTTAACTACAAGTAAAGTTAGTAATGATTTAAGTATTGGATATGATAATTCGGGATATACTGAAACTGCTAACATTGTTGGTGCAAGCGGAGTAACAACTATTACTGCGGCAAGCAGTACCGATGTTAAGGTTAAATTAGCCGGTACTGCCGCAGGTGACACATTTGAAGTTATTGATAGTGCGGCAGAAGTTCAATTTAAGGTTCAAGGAGATGGAGAAGTTTCAACACAAGGAAACATTACTGTTGGCGGTAATATAATTAAAGCGTCTGATGGCGGTTCAGCAATTACTTTAGATACTAGCGACAATGTAACTATTGGTAATAATCTAAAAGTTGGAGGGAATATAATACAGGCTTCCGATGGGGGAAATACAATTACTTTAGATACTAGCGATAATGTAACTATTGGCGGTGGTTTAACCACTACAACCACTGCTGTTGTTGGAACAGATTTAACAGTCACAGGTGGAGATATTAGTTTAGCAAATGCTCAAGATGGAACATTAAGTGTGGCTACTACGGGTTCAGGAACAGATGGAAGAGATTTAACTATTTCAGCAGGTTCAGCACCAACAGGCTCAGCAAATCAAAATGGTGGAGATTTAATTCTTAATGCAGGTGGTGGAGATGGAACAGGAACTTCAATAATGACTTTTAATACTAAAGTTAATGGCACTGATGCGGTTGCAGAAAGAATGAGAATACATACTGATGGAAAAGTTGGTATTGGAACAAATGCTCCAACTGCTAATTTACATATTAAAAATGCTTCAGAAACAGATAATGCCCTTAGAATAGAAACTGCTACGGGTAGCAATAATGCCGCACCGGATATTTCTTTCTTCCGTAATGATTCAGCCATGAATGACGACCAAAACTTAGGTACTGTTAAGTTTGATGGAATAGAAACACATTCCGGTGGTTCTGATGCAGAAGTCACTTATGTTTCTATTCTTGGTTCTGCTCTTGATGCCACTTCGACACATGCTTCTAATTCACAAGCGCAAGGTGCATTAAAGTTGTATATTAAACAATTAAATGCTTCAGGAATAGGTGCTTCTCCTAATCCATCAATTACTTTTTATGGTGGAAGTGCCGTTGAATCTAGTTCTAGTAGCAATAAACCCTTTGCGGCGGCAATAGGCTTATTTGAAGGTCAGGCAATTGCAGGTAATACCAATAGTAATGCCGATACGGGGTATATTTGGGCTAAAGCCGATGCTCATTTACACTATACTGCGGCAAATACATCACATTCTGGAACTCCGGCTCAAGGAGAAGATTACCCCGTTTTACTTGGTGGAAAACATTCTATTTGGATTCCAGCAGAAGCAATTAGTCCTAGAAGTAATGCTGGTTGTGCTGATTTAACAACTTTAGCCGCAGCAACAAACGGTAGGCCGGATATTAGACATTTAGCATTTGATAAAGATTCAGACGAACATGGACAATTTACAATTGCTATGCCTAAAATGTGGAATGAAGGAACTATTACCGCACAATTCTATTGGACTAATGCTTCTGCAACAAGCGGTGGTGTTTCTTGGGGGCTTCAAGGTGTTTCATTATCTAATAGTGACGCTATTGATACTGCATTTGGAACTGCCGTTGTAACTGATGATGCACAAGTAGGAACGGCTAAAGATGTTCATATTAGTGCAGAAAGCAGTGCAATTACAATTGGCGGTTCACCAGCCGCAGATGATTTAACTTGCTTTCAAGTATATAGAGATATTTCAGATTCTAACGATACTCTAAATGAAGATGCGCTTCTTTTAGGAATTAAATTGTTTTATACAATAAGCGGGCATAATGATGAGTGATAACTATGTTTGGAAGAACAGTTTCAGGTTTTGGTTCAAAAGCGAAAAGAGGAACACCTTTAGCAGTTTCAATTATTACAGACGGTTCTGCGCCTTTAACTGAATTAATAGAACACCGTGCAACTGCCGGTAGTGGGTCTTTTGTTACGGGTACTGGGGTTCCAACATTTGATATTTCAGTAGTTGCTACGGGCGGCAGTGGAAGTTATACTTTTGCTTGGACTAATAGTGAAGTAGGTGGTTCAGATACATTTAATGTTTATAGTGTTAATTCGACTGGAACAACAAATGCGGCACAATACAATACATTGGCTCTTAACGGCACAATGCCAGCAAATAATACTGACCCGCCTCATGATGTGCTGTATGAATTAAGTTGTAGGGTTACTGACGGTGCAGGTGGAGATATTACAGTATCAAGAAATTTGGCTTTTATTGCAATAGGACTATAAATACTCCAATTTAGAGTATATTTTTTATTAGAAAAAGTCAAAAAAAATGGGAGAAGTAGTCCGTTAAAGACTACTTCCCCCTTTAGTTTTGTTTGACCAAATACCACCGCATTCACGGCATTCCCATAATTTGAGTCTTTCATTAGAACCTACATAGAATCCCAATAAACGCTTCGCTAGGGTAGCGTTATTACAATACTTGCAAGTCTGTTTTAAACTCATTGTTTCTTGTCACCTTCTGATTCCCCAATTAATCTCTTCATATAGTCCTCAACGCTTTGGTCAGTTATATTGTTACCGCCAAATGCCGCAAAGAACAGAAGAGTAATAATTACAAGGAAAATCAAAAGCCCAAACCATTCTGCTGTTGTCATTACCAAATCACCTCTAATTCCACAAATTCTTCTTTTTCGATTGAAAACGCTTTTACTATACCATTGTCCTGTCCGTATTTCCAAAGGTCATAAACTAATTGAGTATCTTTCATACAGTATTCAACCACTTCATCATACTTTCCCATTTTCCATAGTTTAGGTGCGTCTGCACTATCCATTAGTTTAGAATCATCTAGTGAACATTTTACTAAATTCTTCAATTGCATTCTTTCACCATGTTCTTTAAGAATATATTTACTTGTGTCAATATACTTTTCTTCTCCTAAATACTTATGAATACAATAAATATCTAATGAATCTCTTAATATAGGTAAATCAAAAGCCGCTAAATTATGTCCTAGCAATACTCCGCCTTTCTGTAAGTGGTTGTCTAAATCATATTTTAATTCAGATAGTCCCTTTACTACATGCCCTGACTTTGCAAATGAATCTAATGGCTCATCCACATAAACAGTTCCGTTATTGCCATCCCAAGTAGCAACGGTTGATACCTGAAACATGTGAGTATTACCAAAACCACCTATGTCATGAGACATATTCTTGGTTTCAATATCCAATGCCAATACGGACATTGTAATCACTCAGTACCATTAGACCATAGTTTAGAGATTTTTTGTGCATTTTCGTCAACATCTTCTTCGTTGCTTCCAATCTTTCTTTTTAAGAAAGCGACAATGTTTGCTCCAGCAATACTTAGCATAGAACAGCATTCCCATCCTTCATCTCCATAAGTGTCTAAAGTTTCTATAATCACTTTTGGCCCTTTCGTTACATCAAAAACTACATATTGGTTTTCCCATTTCATTTCTTTTCCTCCTTTAATTTAATAAATACTGAACGACCCTGTTTATCTGCTTCAAATAAATGAGCGTTTTCATTCCATAATTCATACATTCTTGATTTACCAAGACTAGTTACCTTCTTAACTTCATCTAAGAATTTCTTTTTATTAACAAAACCCTCTTCATCTTTTTTCATTTCTGTGAATACTTTGATAAATTGGGGTTGCTTACCTTTGTCAGCGAGTTGCCTTGCCTTCACCTTGAGGCTTCGTTCTAGCCAGTCCACCAATGTCATATAACACTGTCGGACAATAGTAGTGGCTTGTCGGACATTGTAGCCCGTAACTATGAACCGTTCTTCTTTATTGGTGATAGAGGGGCTTTGGGCCACACTACAAAGAACAGACATTTTAATAAGAATTTTAAGCAAACGGGTAGTAAAATTAGATGCAATCTTTCTAACTTCAGGCCTAGTCGATTGAATGTAGTCTTCCATACCTTCGTACTCAAACTCTAATACTTCGTTAAAATCAGGAGAAAAGGTCATGACTCTAAGACCATCTTTATCGACTTCTTCCCATCTTTCCTTTACTGTTGAATAAATCTTAAATAATCTTTTAGCATGTTTATCTATTGGTAGGTTGCTTTCCATTACTTTACCAGCATAATATATTTGTTTTCTTCTCATTTTATCTTGGATAAAAGGCGGAACATCCCATATGAACACTAGCATTCTTTGTAATACACCCTTTTCTGTTATTACAGATTCTAGTTTATTAGGCGGATAGGTCATCGCTAACACTGAACGCTCATTAAAACAGAACATAGTATCGCCGTCTTTTAACTTTTTAGATACAATCCAAGACTCACCGTGTAAAGTATTCATGAAAGTATTCAACATAACGATAGCATCTTGCTTATGTTGGGTTTGATGAAAAATACCTGAATATTCAAATTCATCCCAATGGGCTAAACCGCTACCTTCTAATTCACCAGCAATTCTTTTCTGCCTAAATTGACCTTTATCTTCTCCTTCTGAAATCATTTCCTCTGTATAATGCCCTGTTAATGCGGCATCAGTGTAAAGAGTGGTTGAAAAAGTATTGAAGTGTTTGGGTTTCTTTGGCCCAAATTCACCGTCATAAACTGGGGGAATCAATTCTGCTAATGGATGGCTGTTAGTATCATTTATCATTTTAAATACTCTTTTAGATACAGGGCCGACAAAGTTATACAATGTCGATTTTCCAGTACCGGAAGTTTGAATCTGTAAAAAATGTATTCTTGAATCTTCAACACTGAATCCATTTGGTACTTTAATAAAGTCTTTACATATTTGACCTAGTATTACAAAGAATGATGCCGCCGCAGGTATGTCATTGTAATGCGCTACATTACAAGCATCTTCTTGAAATGCTTTTACTGCCGCAGGTAATACTCCTGAAAATGATTTCATATTTTCTTCGTATTCTTGTAAATACGCTATTTCATCTTCATCAGCATACATAGCGTTTGTATGTATTCTCTCTTCTTCTAATTCATCTTCATTCATATTTTCACCTTCTTTTCACTGTTTAATGTGTCTAATATTCTTTGTGCGGTTTTTTCACCGATACCATCCATGTGACACAATTCATGGACTGTTTGTTCGCCTATTTCCATAATACTTCCGTATTCTTTAATAAAGGCTTTAGCCTTCTTTAAGGAGACACCTTTGATACTAGTCAATACATCTAACCTTAAATCATCAGTTGTTATTCTTTTAAATATCTCTGGCCTAATTACATCTCTTTCAATAGGCTTCATTTTACATATGGCACTTATAATTAAGGCCGCTTCTTCTTCTGTTGGAACCCAAAAAGCCTTAACATCAGTATCTAAAGTAATTCTCCCAATACCGCCTAGAAACTTATTGTTTAACATTATACTTCTTGCAGGTTCTTGAATGTTAGATTTACCATGTCTTTTAACATTATAAATCGCTTCTTCTAAAGTACCATAGATAATTACTATGTTAGTTTTATAGTGTCTATCCATGTTATCTATTTGAGTCCATATTCTTTTGCTCATAACTGAACCTAGAAAATCAGTTGTTGACTTTGCTTCAAAGCATACATCATCAAAAACATAATCTCCAATCTCAAGCCATTTCTTTTCAGTCTTAATACCTAAGCCTTTACATTTAGCCTGTACTAATTTAACTAATTTAGAACCATCTTTTTCTCTGCTATCTATTACTAACATATTACTCACCTAAATAATCTGGATAACGCCAGCACTTACCAACACAGTAACCTTCACTAATTAACTTATTACAGAATGGAGTTTTATAATTACCAAATACTGTAAACTTAGCATGTTTTCTAGTTGTTTGTTCATCCCAATCTAACCATACTTCATCATTAGATTCAACCAATTGTTTTATTTCTTTTACAATTAAGTCTAATACTTCTTGTTTTTCCTTCAATGAATTTAATGGTCGCCTACCTGTTAACAAATCTCTATACCAAGAAACTAAGTATGCTCTAGCAATATGCGATGGATTCTCCGTCATTATAGCATTGTGTAAACAAGGCAATATTGGGAGTTTTCCTGTATATTCTGGGACAGAAATTTCACCTTCAACGGCTTCGATAGGGGGTACATCAGGAAAAGTTACCTCCATTTCTCCACTGATTTTGAAGGGTATATGGCGTGGTTTGGTTGCTAATTCTAATATCGTTTCGATGCTCATATGTAAATCGGTATGCTTCAATGGTATGCAGTATAGCGGATTACCAAAATAATTAGATGACATGTTTACTGTATTGGGTACTCTTCTCAATCTAGTGGACTGACCTACTCTATCATCAAGAGTTGTTTTACCAGACACTTTTGCTTTGAGATGGGATTTTATTTCTCTAAAGAAGGTTTGAATACTTCTGATATTATCAGCAGGTTTACCAAATAAAAATAAATGGAAACCCCTGCCTGAAAAGAAACAAGTATATTTCCAATTCTTTTCTAATACCATATTCATTACCACTTTCAAATCCCTCCATGCGTATTCTAAATCATTATCATGCCCGTCAAAATCTAAAAATATCCTATCTAGAATTACTGATGAATCCACCTTCGCAGTTTCAGAAAAATGTTCAAAGTCATAAACCGTCGTATAAACATTTGTCCTATTATTTTGAGCGTTAACAAACTCAGCATATTCATTCCTCGATAAGACGACTTTTCGTTTCATTTGCGGTGCGTTCTTTATGTGGCTCCCCGCCCATACTTCCCTCGGATATTTCATTATTATTACCTCCAAAATTTACTGTTGCTGTATTTAGCATATTGCTTATTACACCGGCAATTTCGCCGGATAGTTTTGTATTTATTGCTTCTCTCATTATATCTTCAAAGGTATGTCCAACATAACTTTCATTAATCCTTACATCTCTAACTAATTCAAATCTTTCGCTTAGTTTAGATTCAGAATAAATCTCATTACAGAGTAATTTAATAGTTTGTTTTAGATTAGATATTTCTGTAAAAGTCCAATCTCTAGCCAATACCTTTTGTTTAATCATATCGTCATTCATAGATGATTCCCCCTCATTCTTTCCGGTATAACTTTTAACCAATTACAAGCATCACAAGCATATCCGCCTTGACTTAGATAATGACCGTAGCCTTCTATTTCTTCTTTACATAATTTACATTTCATTTAATCACACCCATGTATCTTCTTGTGCCGCATCGCATATTCCAAAGAAGGAACAGAATGAGCAAGTTTTGTAAAAGAATTTTGCAGGAAATTGACTATTCTCATAAGACCAAATTAAATGGGCTATATGATTCATTACAGAAGTCATCGTTCTTTTTGCAACTTTTTGAGAAAAGGCATAATTAGAAACAGGATAGTACCAACCCCAATGAGTTACTTTCTTTTCGGGGTCTAATCCATTCTTAATTAATACTTCATCAGGAGAGTTTTCAATCAACAGTTGATAAAACGCCATTTCTTTACGCATCATAGTTTTCTTGTAGTCTTTCCACGGCCCTGTTTTATATTCAAAAGGAAGATAGCCGCCATCCACTTCAAAGATACGGTCAATAATTCCTTGTATGTGTATTACATAATCTCTTCTTAGAGGATATTTAGGGTTAGTATCTTTATCAATAGTTATATTAGCATCAAATTTACCTTCATTACAAACAGGTAAGTATTCATCTAACTTACCTTCTGCTCTTGCTTCAATAAAACGCTCGGCTTCAAATGCAGATTGTGTAATTGATATGTCTAGGTAGTCATCAATAGGATGAAGGCTTTGACAGTATTCATACACTTCATCGGCATTCATAGATTCCGCTTTTTTAATATCAAAATCATTGAAAAAGTTCTCTCTAGAAGTATGGCAAATTGTTCCTTTCAACATAGCGTCTGTTTGGTCTTGAGGCAAACGCTGAATATAAGAAAAATCGTACTTTTTCTGACACCACTGAAAAGAACCTAACGAAGATTTCGTTATTTTCAATATAGGCATACTTGGGTCTTCATAATTTTCAGGCTTCCAATCGTAAGTAAAATCTTGCATAGAAGAAATTACTGCATTATACTTTTCATCATTATTCATATTACCACCAATCATCTAATTTTCTTTGTATTTTACCAGTTCTTATACTAGATAAGTCCCATTTCATAGCCTTGTAAATAGGCTCGGCCTTTTTTAAGACCTGTTCTGCGTAGTGTGACCAATCAACCGTATAACTTTCAAAGTCTGCATAGGTTGTGCCGGAAACATATTCCACGCTTCTTATTTCCTTAGTCAAAGGATTTGTATAACTATCGTTAACACTCTTTACTTTAAGATAAAGATAAGAGTCGTCAAAGGTCATATCCTTCTTTTCCCAACCATATAATACACCGGCAATACCGGAACCAAATGTGGGTTTTTTCCCTTCTAAAGTAGTGAAGTTTTTAGTATCGTTACTGCACTTTTTACACCATCCCATTTTCAAACAATCGGTGATGTGATATTTAGTATTACATTTACCGCACTTAACCATAAAGCGATTAGATTTTAACCTACTTCTTTTGATGAAGTTTTTAATCTCTATCTCACCATTAAGAGTAGCAGTATATTTATCATGCAAGTATGCTAAGATTTCAGTTTCCGTTTTAGAGTTAACCCACATCTTTAGTACATCAGTCTGAATAGTTTTTGAGAAGGGAGTTTCACTAACTCTCTTCGCAGTAAAACCCGTCATGGTAAACTTAGGTTTATCTAAATAATTACCATCCTCCCATACAATCATACCGGCATTTCTATTCTTAGTTACTCCTACTCCTAAAGCAGAATAGTATTTTTCAAACTCTAATACTACGGGGTGTTCATCTAATCCCATAACATTAGGAAAGGATTCTCTAACGCTAGTTTCGATTTCTTTAATACATTCTTCTGCTCTTTCAATAGAGTCAATCTGAACATAAATAGAATCAGTGTGTCCGTAAACTACTTTCATAAATATCACTCCAATGGGTGTTCTATATTTTTATCTCCAAGAGTCCACTTTAGGGCTTTGATTACTCCTTCTAATGCCTTGTAGTTTCTCATGTGATATATGCGGTCTTTCTTATTAGGACTCTGCATTTTAGTATAGTGCATGTTTTGTTTTCTTTCTGCTCTTTCAAGCATAGCATGTATATCCGCCCAAGTCCTGTCATAAGTAAAAGGCATAATCACACCTTCAATTTAGCAAGTATTCTTTTCTCTATCTTTTGAGATATAGTTTCATGGTTAATCATCCAAGCATCAATCTCGTTGATTCTAAGAGTATCTATTACATCCGATTCTAAAGCATACTCAGATTCTAATTTCCATATCTTACCTGTTAACGCTTCGACATCATTTTCTAATGATGTAATGGTTTTCATGTAAGTTTCCATTCTATCTGCTAATCCTTCGTTTTCCATTGTTAGTCTTTCAACTGCTTTATTTAATATATCTATTTCATTCATACTATCACCGTTACTATTGTTAAGATGGTTGCTATGTTTACGATATTTACCATCATTAATATCTTGTTACTTTTTGCTATCATAGCCAGCAATTCTTCTAATAACTCATTCGTCTTGTCCATCATCATGATTAACACCTTGTTCTATATCTATAATGATAGCATTACGCTTCAAGTTATTCATCATTTTAAATATCTCTTTTACTTCTTGTAAAGTTATATCCCATGTTTCTTCAGTATCATAAGATACCTTTACTGTTACATATTTAGTCATCATATTAATCACACTTCCTATACAAATGTCTAGAATGAGTTACTCCTATTAACACACAATTCCTTGCAAGGTACTGTCCTATTGAGGTGTTGCTTTCAATGTAATTTGACTTATGGCGTTCCACTAGTTTCTCTCTTATTGTAAGAGCAGTAAAAGGTTCTGTCATTTCTGATATAATTTTATCAGTCCATACTTGGCATCTTTTATTCATACTTTCATCTCCTTTGCCTTAAATGCCGCTAATCTAATTGCTTCTCTTGCACTTGCAGTTATACTTGCGGCTAAATCAACATCAGCCCAAGCAAAACCAGTATATCCGATTATGCCATAAAAAGATGCAGAAAGCCTTTTTACTGCCATTTGATTGTTATACCACTTAATATAGGCTTTATCATTATTCGATTCCCTAGCCTCTCGCATAAGACGCTTATATTCATTTCGCAGTTCCTTTAACTCTAGAACAGATTTAGGTAACAAACCTAACTTATCCGTCTTGTAATAAAGCATCTCAACTTCTGTAACTTCGCTGAAATCTCTAGGTGTTAGGATATTAACTCCAAACTCCGTAGGTTCAGATGATTTAGTTTCAAAAGAAATGTTTCGTGCTATCATCATACTTGGGTACAATCCGCTATAATCAAACGCCGCCACATTAAGATGTAGTCCGTTAGTGTCTTCGCTTAACGGGTCATAAATCATGGCTCCTTTATACGATTCTTTCTCAGCCTTTTTGTTTCCTGTTGGTGCTATCCACCAAGCATTTCTCATAAAGTAAATTGAACCCATATGACTTGCATAAAAACAAGCATCAAAGGGTGCTTTCAATAATCTTTGCAGTGCTATAATCGCCTCACTACAATAATTAGTTTCATCTATTTCAACAATCAATTCAACATCTTTCAAAGCATATTGCAAATAAGTTTCAGTATCTTCTAACCAAGCCCTACGGTAAAACTCGTTAGGGTCTGGGAATTTTTCACTTACTAGTTTCTTTTTACCTAATAGGATTTCTGAAACATAATCTAAACTTAAAGAAGGTAATGTTCCTCTTTGTGAATCATTCCATTGTCTTTCAAAAGCAAGGTCTAGATTGAGGGTTATGCGACCCCCTATGGGCTGTTCGATAGGTGAAAACCCCTTTTCACCCTTAATGTATTTGAAGCCACCCTTGCTCTTTTTAAGGCCATCTATGCGGTTAATTGGAGACATTCTATTAGGGTTGATTCCTAATGCACAGCATCTTTCAAGAAGTTTAGGTATATCTGCAAAGTTACCAAACCATGCAATTAACATATCAGGGTCTTTGTCTATCATAGTATTAATGAAGTGTTCAAGCATATGCTTTTCATCACTACAATAATTCATATTGCTTATCTCTAAAGAATTATCGAATATATTCAATTCGTTTTCTTTAGGAAACCAAACCCATTGATGGTATTCTTTATCATAATTATCATACATTACAATAGTAGTAATCTTATCGTGGTGTTCCCCGCCTTGTTGCCATTCCATATCCCAATACCATTTACGCATTTTATACTCCGGCATTTCTGAAATAGTGTCAACTGCATATCTAAATGTATAAGGTACATCTGCTTCGTATGTTTTACTAAACATCTTTCTAGCAGAATAGATGTCAAAGGAGTTTTCCACATATACTCTCTTTAGACTTTCTTTATCTAGATTAACCCAATCACCTCTTTCGTACTCAAAGTTTCTTCTGATATACTTACTAGGTGAATAATTAGCATGTTCTTTTTCGTCTTCCTTGACATAAAAATAAGGTCTAAATGCTTCCATTAGAAACTTCTTTTCTCCATTTTCTCTCCAAGACTTAAATACATGCTTTCCATCCATACACCTACTAATTATCATTCAATCCCCTCTAGTAAACGGTGCTTTAACCACCATCTTATTTGGCCCTACAATCAATAACGGGAAGTCATCTCGTACATAGAAATTAAGTAAAGGCTGGTCTTTTACAAACTTATGAAGTGGCCCACTATATTGTAATGTAGCAGGTTCTCCAACACTATGTATTGCCGTCATTGACTCACCAAAAGTGTTAGCCGTTCCATTCTCACTACTAAAAGATACATTACCTTCTGCACTATTGATTAGATATACCCCACTCTTAACTAATTCACAGCCACTAATTGCATCATTGAAAGATTCAGAAGTTAGTTGGAATGCACCCTCAAACTTCTTAGGGCCGAAAGAAAATAGTTTTTCAGGTATTGCGTCAAAGGTAACATCAGTTACCATCTGCTTAATCCTAGTTATTGCATCTATGTTAGGATGATTAACTGCCGCAGGTATTGATGCTGTTTTAGTACCAGCACTAATAGCCAAAAAGTCATTATAAGATACTGTTATTTCACCATCAAACTTCTTTAGATAAGGCACTACGGTATCTGCACTACCTACAAAAGAACCATTAGTATTTCCTGTAACTTCAATAGTCAAAGTAATGCCGCAGGTTGAATCACCGTTCCATAACTGCAATACATTTCCTTCTAATTCCATAAGAACATACGGGCTTAGTTTAGAATTAGAAAACCCTTTGTCTCCTAAGTACATTCCTTTACCCTGTATATCTTCTAAAGCCTTTGTTAATAATTTTGATTCCACATTAAATATCAAACTTTTCCCTCCCTTAATTCGGGAATACCATTCCAAACGATATTAGGGGGAGTACCTTGTCTAACAGTCCAAGTCTTACCGACTAAGTTACCATTAGTGCGACTACCGACTAATTCAGCCAAGTAGTGTATCTCTCCCTTAATCTTCTTTCTTGAACAATGAATCTCTTGTTCTAACTTACCGCCCCAATCTTTCCAATTAGCAATCATACCAATTGGCGTACCATCGTGATACTTTTCAGTTTCATGAGTTATGTAAACTATGTCACAATCTAAGAGATAGATTGAATCCAATAAGTGATAGAAAGTCTTGTTTCTAGCACCATATTGAAATGGCATAACCTTTGTAACTAAAGTCGGGTTAGGGTTAATCTTCAAGATACAAGAATCGAGCCAAGTATCAACGCCGTCAAGAACAAATACTGGTCTTTCTCCTTCTTCAATCTTAGACCTGACATACTTGATAAACATGTGAGAGTTTTCTTCACTTGTTTGTATATCAATAATGTTATCCTTATTCATTTCAATAGGACAATATACCTGTATTCTTTCTGTTGAGTCGTGATGCTCACGCCATGTTGATTCAACCCCCTTATCCCAATCTAAAACATAAATTGGTCTATCGGGGAAATCCAAAGCGATTCCTGTCTTTCCTGTTTTGGGATGGCCCCAAACACCTAACACTAATCTAGAATTAACTTGCTTTCTTTTATTAGCCATTAATTCTTGAAACCTACTGTTAAACTGTTCCTGTTTCTTTCCAAAATCCATACTTGCTGTTCCTTGTTTACTAGTCAAACTCATTTTCTTCACCTAATTCTTCTATTTCTATTTCTATTTTATTACCATGAACCCTAGTCCACTCTTCTATAATTACTTTTAATTCAGGCTTAGAGCATACATACCTAGCCTCTTTAGAACCTATGTGCATTTTAAGCCAATAAGTACCGTACTCGGTTGCATTTTCTTTCCAAGTCAAGAAGTCAACATTGATTAAATCAACAATGTAACTCCCACTCTTAAACATAAATCTATTTTCTATAATTCCATTCATATATTTCCCTCATTTGGGATAGGCTTCGCACCTATTTGAGCATCATTTTCGCCACACTTACACGACATTTTAGGTATTAATTAAATATCAAAACCAATCGAAATCGGTTTCAACGGGCTGATTTACTTCAACAGGTGAACCTCTCTTTTGTGTAACATATAGTCCTGAAACATTAATTGTTACAGGTTCCGGCCCTTCATCAGTAATACGCTGTGAAGTCCTACCGACTACAATTACTTGAGAACCTATTCCAAAGTCCAATTCAACATTAGATGGAACCCAACATGTAGTCATGTTAGAATCATTATCATAGTCAAACTCGGCATTTAAATCAGTAAGGTTTAGAATACGGTTGCCATTCTTAGTAGGCATCATGTTCATATTACAAACTGTTCCATCTGTAATGATAAAGCGGTCACTTGCTGGCAAAGTTTGCCTAGTAATGTGCGCTCTATCAATTTCAACAAGTGGGGTTAAATGGGTGCTAAAGTTATTAGCAAGACATTCTTCAAAGTCATAATTTTCCATATTTCTGTAATCAGAATTATCTGGATTCAATTCAGCATTTCTAACTAAACTCAACTTTGTTGTTTCAGTCATACCATATAGGTTATTACCATCTTCGCTTGGTATTGCTACAAAGTGAACATAATCATAGGTATTAGGAGTAAAGTCAACTCCACCTTGATTCTTGTATGAGAAGTTATACTTCTTCATTTCTCCACCATCAACGCTACCAAAGAATACTCCACTGCGTCTGAATTGTTCAAGAGGAAGTGGTTTTCCAAAGTTACGGTTTTCACCGCCATTTTGGTATCTTTCTGTACTATCCAAAGGAATAACCCATACTCCATCATCCATTTCTTCAGCAGTAACAGGTCTTTCTGTTACTTCTTTTTGTTGTAGGTCGCCCTTATAGTAACGAGTAATAGTCCAACCGCCTAAAGCGTTTTCTTCAGCATTAGCAATAATACCTTCTGTTAGAGCATTGTCAGCATCTCTTCGGTATTCGTCTTTAGCCTTATTTCTATTCCAAGACATCATATCCCTCGGTTCTTCAAGACCAACAAAGAATCCAAATACTTTCTTTACAAGTGAATTGCTTCCACTTGAAGTATTGTTGTTATTTGGTTTGTTAGCCCTGCGAGTCTGTGCTACATAATTGCGCCACAATCCCTTCGCCAATGGGTCAGTTGTTTCTATTCCGTTTTCTAAACAAATATCATTAAACTTAACCAGCGCATCTTCGCCACTCATATTGATATATTGTGCAGATTTCTCTATTTCACTTTTCATTTCTTCGTTCATATTTTTCCCTCATTTATTTTATATTAATTGTCCTACCATCCAAGATATTAGTACCTTTGGTGTCATGGTAGTGGAACGCCATTCGCTTTCTCCTATTGTTCTTAGTAATTTGAATTTAATTAGATTGTCTAATTCCTTAGAGTTTATTACAGCATTGTGTAGTCCTAAGCATAATTCTTTGACACTACGCCCTTCATAAATAAGATTATGAAGTTGCTTTAATGACTCATTTGGATTTTTATTCAGTATTAGCATAAGTATTTTATTGTATTCTTCTAGTGAAGATTCTATTTGTTTCGTTAGAGAATTACCGGAGGCTTTCGCCGCCTGTATCTCCGTGATTGCCCTACGCAAGTCACCGTCTAAAGCATATATAAGGCGACTCAAATCATCATCCTCAAATGCACTTACTTGTTCTTTTTGAAGTATTTCTTTGATTACTTCTAAAATGACTTCATTAGACAGTGGCTTGAAATGATAGTTTGCACACCTACTTTGCAAAGGATATATAATCTTACTCTTGTCATTACAAGTAATAATGAATCTTATATTACCAGAATATCTTTCCATAATACGCTTTAGTGCATTCTGAGCATCGGTAGTCATACCATCCATTTCATCTAATAAACAGATTCTAAACGGTACATCACCGATAGTACCGCTTTGCGCTACATTCTTAATGGTGGTTCTTACCACTTCAAGTCGTCTATCATCAGAAGCATTCACTTCAACAAAGTTATCTTTAGCATATTCACCTAACAAGGTTTTTGCCAATGCTAAACCTGCCGCAGTTTTACCACAACCAGCATTACCATAAAGCAATACATTAGGCATATTCTTTTCTTCTATCCATAACTCCGCATCTAATACAAAGTGTTCTTGTCCTTTAACATCTCTCAAAGTCTTCGGTCTATACTTTTCAGTCCATAACATTTTTATTCCTCCAAATTCTTAATTTCCTACCTCTCGGTTGATTCTCTTCAGTAACCATAATAAAATTAGGATTACTTTTCAATAAAGACACAACCTGATGATAAGTAGGTACTCTTCTTCTAGTCCTACCATTCACCTTTAAGTGTAATATCTTGTGATGTACTTCACGGCTAGTTAATTCTTCTTCTCCTAATACTCTTCTTATATTATCAATAAATAAATCTGTTCTAGTTCCCATTATAATAATCCTCCAGTGAGTTTTGCTGAACCATAACTGGCTCAGTCTTTTTTCTTCTTTTCTTTTCTCCTAAAGATAAAATCCTACAATCACCGTTATTGAATTTAGATTTCGCATATTTTACAAAATCTTCATCTTGCTTCATCTGATTAAAGATTCTTGTATCGGCGTTCCTAATACCGATTCTCTTTAGAAGTCTAGGTACTTTAGAATATGTACCTCTATATGGCATATTTATTCTTCCTCGCACATTACCTTCATGACAATATGATAACATTTCATAAAAGTAACTTTGCGACCATCTTCTTTTTACTACACCATCAATAAAAAGAATCTTGTTAGGGTGAATGTTCTCGACAATCCAAGATAGTATTTGAGTATCAGAGGGCTTATTGAACTTCAATACTTCTGATACTAAATCTCTATCTGTTTCTTTGAGAAAATAACTCACTAATGAGTAAGTATCTTTCTCTAATGAAAATGGTTCTTCGCTGTTAGGGGCTAATTCTTTAATAGAATCTAACATGTGATTCTTTGAACCTGCCCTTTTGATTTGACACATATTTTTTATGGTCTTCGGAACATCTTTTTCATTGATTGAAGTTAATACAACCTCTCCCCTGTACCTTCTAATAACATTAAGAATGGAATCAGTCTTAGGTTTATAATTAACATCTTCAATTATAATACCATTAACTCTAGGAATAGAACCTAAGTCCTGTATATTCATTTCATTAGCATAAACTACAACCGCATTGGGTAGTAGTTGTTTTGCCTTTGTCGTTTTTCCTGTTCCTGTTTTTCCTGTTATTAGTATTGGTCTATTTTCATTTAAATTGGTCAAACCCATTCTATATCAATCCCTTTAGTTTGAAGAGGGCTTCTAACCCCTCTAAAGTTAAGTGTTCATTATTGGCTACTATATTTACTGCTTCTGCAAATGTAGTCCAATCGTTATTACGGTCAGGTATTCCTGATGGAATCAAATCACATAATTTGTATATGTTTTTAATTCCGCCTACTCTTAGAATAGGGCGAGGTCTTGCGTCTGATTCTCTTGTGGATAAAGATGCCATTACATCATACTGAAGTAATGTTCTTCTTATTGCCATTAAGTACTCGGCTCTCCCTCTAAGAATTATCTTGAGTCTAACTCTATATCCTATTTGGGAGTTAGAATCTTTTATGATTTGTATTTCAGGTTTAGAAGAAGACAATAAAATACCTATTATCATATCTTTACTATACATATCCATTAGCCCCCATTATACCAATAAAGTCATGTTTTAGTCTTAAATAATCTAAACCTTCGGAAATAGTACTAGTGATTAATTCTTCAGCATTACTATTATCGCCGGGAAAAACCACATTAATCTGTGTTCCTCTATATTGATTTAATGCACTTGCTAACTCTTCATCAATTATTTCTTCTATAAATATCATATCATGCTCAAAGCCTTTATGAACTAATCTTAACATTAAACCCTGTTGAAGCATCCTTAAATCTCTTTGTTCAATAGTACCATAAACAATGTAAGTGTAAGAAGTCACTCCGCCATATTCATTTATCCATTGTTGAATATGAGTATCTTGAAGCATAGTCTCACTGTTCCTTTACATACTCTTCTTGTGTAGGCCAATGCCCTTTAGTGTCTTGATTAGCACTCAATTCCCACCAATACACATGCTGTGCTGAAATACGGTGGTGTCCTTTGGTTATAGCGTTTTCTTCTGACCACGCTACCATGTCGGTTATTGCACCTTCTAGCCACTCATGCAGTAATGCAGTAAAACTATGACTAATAGGCATATCAGTAGCATTTCGTATCAATTGATTAAGACTAACTCTAGAATTGTATTTTCTCTTCTTGGGCTGTTTAGGCTCAATAAATTCTCCTTGCTCATTAAAGTAAGGAACGAGATGTTGTAGCAATTTTTTAGGTCTGCCTTGTTCATGTAATACATTCTTTAGATGAGCATATCCATCCACTACATCAATACAAGTATAAGTCTCAAAATCTATTACAGTTAACTGTCCTTTTTGTATCATTCTTCTGCCTCCATTTGCGATTGTTTTAGTATCTTTAGAATAAGGTCTGTATCTGCACCGTTTTCTAATTGTAGTATGGTAAGGTTAATCACTTGCTTCTGCCTTTCAGCAAAATCTCTATCTTCTTTTAGAGAAACTAAAGACTCAAAAGCAGACCTAAAATCAGGAGTAAGAGTAAAACCAGCATCTTTAGCAAGTTTTTTTTCTAGACCAAGTTTGTTTATCATAGCGACCTTTGGTGCGATTTCTGCATCCCAGTCATAATAGCGAGCATACAAGTTACGCAATTTGGCTAAAGAAATCCTTACCCTTTTCTTGTAAAACTCTAGATGTCCTTCTATTTGTTTTTTAGACAAACTACTTATTTTGAAAACATTCCCTTTCGGGTCAGAAACATATCTAGTACTAGGTTTAGCATAAGTAGTTGAGGTTGGGTGAATTACATATCTATCATTTACTGCACTATATTCATCATTCATATTATCATCTCTATCATATCATCTAAGGTATTAATATCCGCAACAAACTTATCATCACGAATACGGACACATCTAGGAAATCTTAATCCATAGTTACCTTCTGCATCTTGTGTTATTAAATCAGCAGTTACTTCTAAAACCACTCTAGGCAAGAAGTGATAAGTGCCTTTATCGTAATTATCAACTTGCCTTCTTAATTCATTAGTTAATCTAACTAATTGACTATCACTAAAACCCGTACCGACAGAACCTAAATTAACATAACCGTCATTTTCAGTCCTTAGACCTATTCCAAAAGTACCGAATACATTTGCTCTTTTACCTTCACCATACTTAGCAGTTAGAATAACTACATCTAAGTTAATGCGTGGAGGTTTGTATTTAGCCCAACCTATACTTCTTTTACCTGCTTCATACGACATAGAAGCATCCTTTACGATTATTCCTTCAAAGCCGTCATTAATTGCTCGACTGTAAAAGGCAAGAGTATCAACGCATTCATCCGGCATTCTATGTGCTTGATTAGGCAATCCTTTGAATTTGTTAAGTCTATCTCTATAAGATAATTCCATAATAGTTTCACCATTAAACTTTAGACAGTCAAAAATTACCCATTCAACGGGAACCTTTTCAATTGCTTCTGCATGGTCTTTAGAGTGAACCCTTGTACCCATCTTCTTGTGTTCTGCTGGCGTACCATCTTCATTAATAGGATATATTTCACCATCTAGTATAGCATTAGGAATATCATATTCTCTAACAATATCCGCTACATCAGAAAACTGAGGAGTAACTACATTACCCTTACGATTAAAGATAATTACATTGTCTCCTTCTTTATGGATTTGATAACGATTACCGTCATACTTGTAGTCCACTATTTTATCAAGAGGCCATTTATTCATAGGTAGGTCTTTTGCTAACATAGGTGCTACAAAAGAACCATGCTCAAGATTCATTGGTGGCTCGGTATTAGATTCATAATACCGTGCAACATTGGAAATAGAATTAAAGTTACAATGCTTTTTGACATCAGATAACTTCTTGTCATAATGTTTAGCCAATATCTTCTTTACTACTCCACTGTTAATCCCGTTGCGTGGTGTTCTTAACCAATACCTAATAAACCATTTACATTCTAAAGCACTCATATTAATTATAGCATGTCTAATAGTATCATATGAATTACTGCTGATTGAGCCGCAATCCATAGAAAGAAGATTTAAAACAACTGGCATAGGTGTTGCTTCTAATGTTTCTGCTGATACATCTAAGTAATATATTGCTTCTCCTAAATCATCGTGAGCCTTATATTCATCTTCTATTTCATCGTCATGAACATTGTATATCTTTGCCAACCATTTCTTAGCCTTTGAAAGACCTATATTGTTACTAGGATATTCTTTTGCTAGGATAGCAAATAAGGCTGGTTTATTATGGAAGGTTTGAAGTTCCCTCGTAATCATAGATACCTGTTGTGTTGGTGTTCTTTGGTCTGTGCTTTCTAATAGTCTCGATAGTCTCATCATTGTCATTTATAATCATCTCCATATTGTTATTACATTTTATTACTAATTCCTTTAGTAAAAGGCCCATTTTACCGCCTTCTAGTTTGATAGAATGCGCCCATAAGTGATGGGCTAATCTTTCCCATTCACTCTTCTTCATCTGAAACAACTCCCTGTTCTATACTATTCATTAACCTTACAAAGTTAATCATCATAGTTTGAACAAGTGCTGATTCTTCTTCTTTGCCTTGTTCCATTAAGCGATGTAACATATGAATCATAGATGCTTGAGTTACAGCCGGTGCTAGGCGTGCCAAATTATCAGAATGAAACATTTCCCAATACATCATAAATGACGCTCTCGGTAAAAACATTCCATTCCTAACTACCGCATAGTTATCTTCAAAGTGGGCTAATGCGGCAGGGTTCTTCTTAATCTTCTTTTTCATGGCTTTCGCCCATTCCACAAATCTTTTATCATTCGTTATATCTAAAAACATTTTATTCATATTCATTCTTCTTCATCTCCTAATAACATTAGTTGCATTAATGCAGTTTGGAATCTTCCCCAACATGCGTCTATATGGTTTGGTTGTACCCTACAACCCCTACCAGAATTAGGCGGTAGTGGCATTTGCATTTCAATATAAGCAGACCATAAATCAATCAATTCATTTGAACATTTTCTATGTCTCCCCAATGCACCCATACCATATTGTCTATCAGGATTAGCCTTTCTAACGCTGGCCTTTGTTTGTACTTCACTTATTCTAGTCATCTAATTCCCTCTTTAATATATTTAATAATGTCTTTGCTTCATCTATATTTAGACGAATGCCTTTTGTTGGCTTATCATTCTTATGCCAACGAATATCTAAGACTTCGATATTCCAATAAGTACCACGCTTAACTAATACTTCATCATTAGCGTTCCTTACTATTCTTCCTTTAATTTCAAAATCACTCACTAAACCACCCCTGTTTGAATTTATCTAATTCCTTTCTTGAAGTAAAATATCTAGGAGTATCTAACTCATCTATTCTATTAACTAACCAACAAGCCCCGCCTAATGACGATATTTGTACTATTTCATATTGGCCTCCATTGATTTCTATTACTTCAATAGTGTTAACCTCCGGCACTAATCCATATGTCTTAGTAATCTCATTAGCAACATCATGTATATTTTCAACTACATACTTGATGATATGCGCTCTTTGAATAGGTATCTTGGGCGCAACTTGAATAGATAACTTACCTGTCATATTACAAACTTTACATTTGTTTCCTTCACATATAGGACACTTTACTTCTGCTGCATGTGGCGCAGGTAAAGTAACTGTCACTGCCCTTTTCTTAGACATATTAATCCTCCTTAAAAAGAAGAATGCCGTGTTCCATACAATATCCTCCTTCTATCATTTTTTTAACCCAAGTAGGCTGTTCTCCGATTACAGATGCGCTGTTTTTCAGTATTTTTTTCTGACAGCCTTTAAATTGACATTTAAACCATACCATATTTATTCCTCCAATAACACCGCTACTTCAGTTGATAAGAATAGATTAGCAATAGACATAGCCGCAAGGAAACTATTCTTAGTTACCTTTACGGGGTCAATAATCCCTGAATCGTGCATATTCTCAATCTTACCTGTTAAGGCATTCAGCGCATAATCCTTACCCACTGTGTAGTTTACCTCTATATCATGAACATAGTCAGCATACTTCAATCCGCTATTATCGAAGATAGCGCATATTGGCGCACTTAGAGAATCATATACTAAAGCATGGCCGGTCTGTGCTACATCTAATTCTTGTCTAGCAATAATAAATGCTTTACCTCCACCAATAACAATACCTTCATCCAAAGCCGCTTTAGTTGCGTTAAGTGCATCATCAAGCCTTTCCTTCTTTTCTCTCATTTCAATAGAAGAAGAAGCACCTATTCTAATAGTAGCGACGCCACCGTTAAGTCTAGCAATTCTTCCCTTTAGTCTCATCTTATCGTATTTATCTTCAGCAGATTCATATAATTGTTTAAGACTTAGTACCTTATGTTTTAACTCATCGGCATCTCCTTCTCCACCAATAATAACAGTATTTTCTTTACTTACTACTATTCTATCAGCAGTACCTAATTCATCCATAGTAGCCATAGCAGGGTCGTCTTTACTTTCTTCGTTGAATAGTTTACCACCACAAATAGCAGTAATATCTGTTAACTCATCTAATTGAGCATCACCAAAGTTAGGAGCCTTTACTACAACTACTTCAATAGTTTTCTGCAATACATTCATAATTACATTACTTAGTGCAGTGCCTTCCATACCCCTACAAATAATAACTAGCGGTCTTTTGTTTCTAGCACACAATTCCAACAAAGGGAGTATGTCTTGGAAATGTCGTATGTTAAGATTAGATGTAAATATTACAGGGTTGTCGAAGGTTGTTTTACCATCTTCGCCATTAGTCATCATATGACTCAAGTACCCTTCATCAAACTCTATACCATCTCTAACTATTAGATTAGTCATGTGGGATTTAGATTCCTCAACTGTAATTACGCCATCTCTCCCTACTTTATTAATAGCCCCTTGAATCAGCAAACCTAACTTAGAATCATTATTCGCCGCTATTGTGGCTACATTCAGAATATCATCATCAAGAATAGGTTTAGCCTGTTCAGCAAGAGAGGCTAAAATTATCTCTTCTGCTTCTTTGAACTCCTTTTGCAAGTTACGCATATTGTAAAACTGTTGTTCTTTAATACCTTTAACTAATGCTTGAGCAATAATACAAGCAGTAGTAGTACCATCACCTGAATTATCCTGTGCTTTACTTGCTAAGTTTTGAACCATCTGAACACCCATTTGAACATAAGGGTCTTTACTTGAAATATACTTAGTAATGGTTACGCCGTCATTAATCACAACAGGTGGATTGCCTTGCAAAATTACTGTTTTTGCTTGTGGCCCCAATGTCGGTTTTACTGTATTCGCTACTAAATCAATTCCTTCTTGTAACTTCTGCTTAACTTCTTTTCCATTAATTATCATTCAATCATCTCCACATCATTAATATTGTATTTATTCAAACCATAGTACTCTTCACCGTGATAAGGCACTCCGGCATATAGGCAATAACACTCTTCACTACAAAAGGCTCTTTGCCCTACTGCTGTCATAACTAGATACTTCACTGTTTCTTCTCCACAATTAGCACACATTATCCAATCACCGCCATTATCTGTTCATAAGGAATAAACATCACATTGTTCTCTGTTGTATATTCTAGTTTATCATTGAAGACTACAATCTTATCTCTAAGAGTTGTGTCACATTGACAGTCAAACACCCTGCCTCTGTTAGAGGCTTTTGTTAAGATACCGCTATCAGTTTTCTTTTCTTCTATTACTACTACAACCCAATTTCCTACTGCTTTCATTCTAAATCACCTTCAAGTGGAGTAATGTTTATTCCCGATTGAAATACAGTTTTATTAGGATTGTTTAGCATCCACTGTATTGTGTCAAACTCGTCTTTGTGATGTTGACTACTATGTGACATCATTGATAAATAATCAACTATACTATCCAACACCTTTGCTTTTGTTTTTACGCTTGCTTTTTTCATTCTTCTTCACCTAAACTAAATTTATTCATTCTTGCTACTTGGCAACAAAGTCTAATCTTTTGAGTTGATTCAAGATTCCAAAACTCATCATCTTTCCAGCCAAGTTTAACTTCAATATACCTACATAATTCTCTTCTAGTCATATTCTGAAAATCATCATCAATAGGTACTCCTAGTATCTCTCTAGTATCGTGGGTTAGAAACTTATCTAAGAATACATACACTCTTCCCATTAAACCAATTAATCTTCTAATAATCCATTGTATCATTCTTCTTCACCGCCAATTTTAATCCATCCCATATTTAGGTCTGCATCAATAAAAGTATGAACATGAGTTTCATAAAACTCATCTAGAATATCATCCTTATATCCTCTCTTTCCCCAATAGATACCTTTAGTTTTCTTTTGGTTCTTATCATTAGGATGCCTTCTCTTATGGTTAGCCTGTCTTTCTTTAAGAGTTATTTTACCAGTAGGTGTTCTAACTTCTATTAACATACTTTCCCCGTACTTATCCTTAACCTGCTTAAATGTAGTAGTGTAACTCATTCTTCATCACCCATCTTAATTAATTCTTGTTGTATTGGTATGTGTTCATCTGGTAATAAAGATTGACCAAATAAATATAACAATACTATTCCTATAAATCCTATAATTACTTCGCCTATCATTCTTCTTCATCTCCTTTTGAAGACCAAACCTGTGTCCTATCATATTCATAGTTACGGTAAATCTTTAATTGATTAGATTCTTCTTGGAACCAAGAACCATAATGACCGTCGCCGCCTAATACATGAGCAGTTTTCATTAACGGTTCCCAAACTCTAACAGTCCTAATATCAGTCCCACTAAAATAAGCAGAACCAAATGGGTGTGTATGAATCCATGTCTTAATAGGTAATTTCATTCCAACAGGGTCTATTTGAAAATCAACATAGCCCGATGAACCCGATGAAATATGGATAGCATCGTTAGAATCAATAACTACTTGCACTTCAAGGTTAGGTAGTATTTCAGTTGAAGCATACCATATATGCTCAAATAGGTCTTTTATCTCCATACCTTGCTCATAATACGCATCAATGTATAATTCAGCCTTCATCCTTGCTATCTTTAAATCAATTCTTTTCATAATAGTTTCAAAATTTTCCATCTATGTTCACCTTCTTTTGTAGTTTACTTAGTTTAGTAACGGCTTTATCCAATTTACGATTGAGCCTCTTTTCTCTTTTAGCGATTCTTCGCAGTTTCCAACGCTTTAGAAGCGAAGGTTTCTTCTCCGGCTTCATATTACGCTTCATTTGATTGCGTATTTCAGTGGCCTTCATAACCAACTCTTCACTAACAGCATATGTTAAATCATAATGCTTCTCATAGTGTTTTGCTATTACCCAATACGGCCTTTCATAAGTTTCTCTCGCTTCTTCTATTGAAATCTCAGGGAAAGATACCAGTAAACTTAGTGATTCATCCATAGACCAAGTATCAGATACTTTAGAGTATTCTTTACTTGGGCTTTCATTAAGCCTTACAGGTTTATTTTCTCTAGTATGAATCTCAACATAATCGTCTTTAGTCGAAGCAGTATTAGTTACTCTTTCTTCAGTGACAATTTTATCTAAATCAACTTTGTTGATAATTTCAAAAGCACGATGTTTCAATGACCTTTGCCATCTCTGTTGTATTGCCTTATGTGTGCGATTAGTGAATAAAGTAGTAGGAGGGTATTTATTCTTATTTACCTTCCATTCAGTAACAATAGCGTCTTCTTCTAAAGTCCATCTAGAACTAGATGCGTGTTTATTATCCTTAACACCCTTTCCTTTAGTAGCCCTTGGATTAGTACCCAATGCTCTTGGATTAGTACCCTGTGTTCTTAGATTACTACCTACCGGAGTTAACAAGTCAATCTGTTCACTAGCAACTGCTTTAGTGAAGTTTCCTTCTTTGGCGGATTCTGCTAATTTATCCTCTAATACTTTCTTTTCTTTAGTAGTACCGTTAGGTAAAGTTAAAGAGGCAATAAACTTGCATTGTCTCCTTGTTGCAGGGTCGTCTTTCCAATGAGTAGGAATACTTACCGACAGTTCTTGACGGTCTTGTAACTTTATATCATATTTCTTTTTAAACTTAGCAATAGTGGATGAATAGTTAGAAGCACTTCTATTAGGAAATCCTTCACTATACATTTCAAATGCTATTTCAGGCCATGTTTTGCCTTCTTCTCTTTTCTTTATTGCTGTTGCAATTTCAATAGGTTTCCATTTCATATTTATACCTCCAATTCTTCATTCATTTCCATTTTAAATTCCCATGTGTGGAATACTTCGTGACCTCCTAAAAAGCCACCTGCTTCTCTAATAGGGCCAATATATCTAGCCCCGCAAACTTGACAATAAGCCATAACGATTCTTTCTTCATAATAAGAACCTTTATCACCGTCTATATCTATTACTCTCCCAATGTCTGATTCTGTATATTTCATACATTCACGACCATAAAGGACTTTACTTCTTCTTCATTGAACCATCGTTGAATCCAATGTGCGCCCATTCCAGCAATAGCGGCTTGCATGAAATGAACCGCTTTATTGGTTCCATCCCATGAATCACCTTGACAACTAAAAGAACCATTTGGCCCTGCTAAAAGGGAATCATACATCTTAGGGTCTGCTTCATAACTCACAAATACCGCATTCCTACCTTGCGCTCGTAAGTCGAGCCATTTAAGGGTTGTGTTGTATAAGGTGCGTCTTACGCTTAGGTTATCCACACAGCATACTACCAAATCATAACCCTCCATCTGTTTTGCAGTTAAGATAGGGAAAGGAATTACCTTTTTTATGTTGTATCTTTTATTCATAGCCTTTGCTTTATTTTCACCTACTTCTTCTTCAGTAAAGTTCTGATAAGGTAAATTCTTTTTCTCAACTTTATCAGGGTCGGCTACTGTAATATCATACATTCCTACTTGATTCAATAAAGGTATTAGATAACTACCAATACCGCCTGTTCCTATAACTAATATTTTTCTTTTCATTCTAACATCTCCAAATTGGCATTCCATCTTTCATTATACTCTTGTATTTCTGCGTTGTATTTTGTTTTGAAATGGTCTTTAGGCCACCATTCAGGCATTCTGTTTTGTCTCCATTCAGCAAACTTCCATTTACCTTCAAGATAATAATGTCTGTAAGACTTGATTACAAAGTCCCAATCGGGAATCCTGTTATCTTTAACTAATCTATACTTATCATCCATAGCAATAGTTACAGGAGTAGCCCACCAAGGGTCAGCCTGAAAATCAATTGTATATGCTATATCTAGTATTCTAGATTGTGAGCCATGCTTCTTATTGTAGCGATGAGTATATTCATCACAAAGAGCGCATCCGTGCGAGTATAACCATCGAGTATTGTTAGGGGTTTGTCTAGCCCAAATAGTACTAGGATGATTAAGCATAGCAGGTTTCATTAGGTTTGAACCAATATCTCTATGAAATGCTTTTAATTGAGCAAGAGTAGGTTCTTCATTATAATGCTCAATATAGTCAAAATACAAAGCATTAGTATGTAACATCTGACAAGTTTCAGTCGGCATTTTTACTACATGCTTATTTAGCATTTGTTGTGCCGCTTCTTGTGGATTTCTTGATAGTGCAAATATATTCATTTGAATTTCCTCCTTGCTTCTTCGTATATCTTATAGGTGTCTGTACGACCCAAAAGAGTTTGTTGTTTACAATACTCTTTTCTTTTAGTGTTTGTACTGACATAGGTATTTAGAAAATCTTTTTTCCAATATCTATGTTCGCTTGTCGGTATTACTTCTCTCATTCTTATTGTCATTTAAATTACCATTCCTTTTATTTCGGACATTTTATTATATCCTAACATTTGTATTATCTTTTTACTTGTCTTTCCTATTGCTGAAAGTGAGATACCTGTTGATTCGGTTATATCGGATTTTCTAACACCTTCGTATCTGAATATATTAGACGCTACCCAACAAACACTAGCGTAGTATGCTCTAGGTTTATTAAAACAATGAGTCTCCACTAACGGTTCTAGTTTTTCTAATAGAGTAACTGCGTTAGAATAGAACATTATATCATCAGTTACTTTACTGCAAACCTGCTTTAACATAAAGGTAGGGTCTGCACCATACAATAGATTTTTGTTTTTGAAGTGATTAATCATCTTCTGTACTAACCTATTTACTATTTTAATAGAACAGGAGTATTCCGAACATAACTCTTTCATTGAAGCAGGTGTCCTATTCTCTTTTAGAACATAGAAAACCGTAGCAGTACATCTTGCTTCTAATTTTATTTTACCGAATAGACCTTTCTGTTGAGAATCTAAATAACATTCTTCCACTCGCTCTTTTAGAGGGTGGTTTATCTGAATGCTAGATAGAATCATATTACAAGTCTGTAATCCTGAAAGGATATGTCTAGGTGTTGTTGAGTTGTTGCCTCTTCTATTAAACTTGTAAGAACCCTTACCTGAAATAATAGACCCTAGTTTACCTTTATCGGCTGAATGAGTAACTACTCCGTCATCAACCATTCTTACAGTCTCTTCAAACAATTCAGTAACTACGACTAAGCCGCAATCACTACATTCTGTCTCTCCCATTCTTTCATTATAATTAAATATTAAACTACCACATTCACTGCATTTCATCCATCTCAACCCTATATTCATTTTCATTACATTGTATGTATCTTTGTATTGTATTTACTATTTTAACCGTCATTGTGTCATTCAATAACGCTAAGGCTCTTGCTACAAATTGGTCGCCTAGTGAAGAACCGCCTGTCATATTATCAATACAAATTGGCCCTCTCCAAGTACCTTCTCTAACAGGCATTTCAGGATAAGATTGTAATGTTAATTCTTCTTCTGTGCAAGTATCTGCATACATTTCTTTATATTCAGCATTTTGCTGGTCTATTTCCGCACAAGAAGCATCCCATTTTTGAATCGCTTCATTAAAGGCGTGTTCGGTAATAGAAGGAGAATAAACAAAGGTCGAAACCATTTGAATATCAGACTTGAACTTATTGTTAGTCAGTTTCCAATCCCAACCTTTACCACGAACATACATAGTAATAGGCTCATTATCTTCATAGATTACCTTTAGTCGATTAGGGTATTTTTCTGCCATATCTTTAACTAACTGCTTGGCCCTACTTTCAACAATATCCTGTTGCCTGTTCTGTTTCATAAATTCTATCATTACCTTTCTATTAGCAATTGTAGGAGCGTTACCTACGGTTCTCTCATAGAGTAATTCTGGAGAAATAAACATCCATTTTTTACTTCGTTTCTTATTATGAAGATAGAAACTACAAAAGTATTCTAATTCTTTAAGAGTCATTGTACCCCAAACACCATCACTAACTTCGATGGCAATTTCATCATCACTTATTTGCTGACAATCTAACCTAACCTCGGTCTTGACAAAATCAGAATAGAAGTGAAAGGGTACTTTATTTTCTAAACAATACTTTACATCTTCGGGAATACTCAATGCTGAATATAGTGCCTTTAGTAATTTACCTGCATCATGCTCAAATGCGGCTTTCAGTGCCACTCTTGCTAATGCACATGCAATTGTACTAAGATTCTCTTTTTGACCGTTTACTGTTAAACGATTACCTATTCTCCCAATTGCTATCGGACAAGAACCTATGTTAATTACACTGTTAAAATCAGAACTGGGGAAATCAAACACAGACGAAGCACTTCGTCTATAACGGCTATATCTTCGGGTCTTCTTTAAAGCCAGTTTAAAGAAATCAGTCAATGCTTTGTGTATTGGGTCTTTTGCGCTTCTGTCGTTATTAAGAGTTATATTTCTTCTCAAAGGAATATGGGAAGAAGATATTTGAGTACTCCAATATCCGCCTGAATCGTCTGGTTTTCTAATTTGTATTGTTACTGTATTCATATTCTCACATCATATATTTATTGTCATTAATTTTATCGGCACACTCACGGTGCATTTCTTTTTTCATGTCTTCTGGCAATAATAATTGCCCTCCGCATATCCTACATTTAGTGGCTATTTTCTTTTTGTAAGACCAGCCACTCGTAACATATTCAGGGTCTTTATCTTTCATTCTTCCCACCTATCCATTATGTTACATACATTACAATCTTTTCCTTTACAGTTTTTATCATGATACTGTAAAGCATCGTATCGTTGAATAAAGTTTTTCTTAGCATAGTGATTAAAACCAATATCCACTGCTTCGGGAAACTCCCATAGTATTACTTGTATGGTCTGCCAAAGCCTATATTTTTTATCTGATTCATCTTCTAAACCAGAACATGCGTTAAGGGCTAATTTAATTCTATCCTTGGCAGAATTAGACCATTCGTTATCATAAGATACAATGACTCTTGCGAAGTCATCATATTTCAAATCACGAATATGTCTAATTCTGCGAGATTTCATCTAATCACCTTAGATTTCACATGCTCCGCCAGCACAAGCCAATTCGCCTGTTAAGTTAGTATCATCCTGTTCTTCAGTAACCTTAGTTAAATCAATCTTCTTCAGATTAACCATCATTTTATCATAGGTTTCTTTATCAATAGTTTCAAACGGTGCTTGTTTGTAAGTACCGCCATCATAAGGAAGAACAGAAAGACCATTGTAATAATGTCTATTCATCCATAGCCATTCGCCCACATCATCCCATTCATCCTCTTTAACAGATAGAGTAGCGGAGACATTGTGAGTATTCAATCCATCAACATGCCCTGTTCTAACCCATCTAATGCTGAAATTCTTGACTCTCTCCATCAAATCAAATACTGATTCATGGCGAGTTATTGCATCTTGGGGTGCTTTTTGTGGTATAGAAATAACAGCCTGTTCTTCAGGATTAAAGTACTCATCCTCAACTAATTCAGGATGATTATTTAATAGATAAGAATAGATTGCTTCATTCTTTCCAACTCTAAGTCTTCTAACATAATACTCATCATGCCATGCGTGAATACCGCTACTAGTACCTAATACTAAAGAAGTGGTTCCGGCAGGTTTTACACAAGTAATTCTTGCCGCAGGTTTAATCCCTATCAACTTAGCAATTTTCTTATTCTCTTGCTTTGCCGCAAAGGAAGCCATTTCTAAATCTAAACCTTCCACGATATTAGAAGCAATACCTGTCATTGATACTCCAAGTAAAGCATCCTTTTCAGTATTCTTACGCCATACTTCTCTTAGATAATGAAAGTCAGTATATCCGGCTTGAAGCGTTCCTAAGAATGCCGCCGCTTTTACTCTTGCTTCTAAGTCTGCTTGGTCTATTACATCAGAAGCATTTACTTCTGTTAGATTACAAAACTGATATGGTCGCAAGGCTATTTCACAACAAGGGTTAGTTCCCCAATCCTTGTCATTATTGAAATAGACCGCAGGTTCACCACTGCCACTATGTTGTATTCTTTCCCATAGACCCATAAAGAAGTCTTTAGTAACTCTATGTCTAAGGATTACTGCTGAATTGTTTGCTCTGCCTCTTTGTGGGTTGTTCTCCCACCAATTACCGGCTTTACAACTAATCATCTTTGAATCATCAGCACTGAATAAACTAATCATAGCGGCTCTGCGAATACCACCGGCTAATACTGCATCTGCTAAATAACACATAATATCATGTGCTTCTATTGATTCTAATTTAGAGCCATTAGTTTTATTTTGAAGCATTCCTTCTATTTTAACTAAACATTCCCTTAATGGCTGAAAACCCGGTGCTTTTCCACCACTAGTCTTTAATAGACTTCCTTTTGGTCTAATATCAGAATAATCAAAAATAGGACTACTACTCCTAATGCCGGTATAACACTCCAAAAGGATTCTAATTGAATCGGCCCAACCTTCAATAGAGTCACTAATAAGATACCTGCGTTTTCTTTCGGGATTAGGTTGAATGATTTCTGGTAATTGCTCAACATGATGTCGTTGTACCGAATATCCAACTCCCGTTCCACCGAGAAGTAAGAACATAGCCTCGCTAAAAGATAAAAGGGAATCAATAGGCATATAAGCACAATTATAAACCCTATTTGGGCTAATTTCAATAGGCTTACCCCCAAATTGCATAGACCGCATAGAAGGGAGGACTTTCTTTGTTTTAACGAACTTTTCATATATTTCACCTATTTCTTTAGTTAATTCAGGATATGATTTAATGTGCATATCTCGGTTTCTCTTGGTTATTTCTTCCCAAGTCTCTCTTCTTTTCTTTGCCGGTAAATACCTTGCATACTTCATATGCACAGTAATATCCGATAATGTATCTATTGCTGTATTCATGTCTAACACCTAAATTTGCTGGCTTTTGGTAATTCAAATAGAGTTGAAAAGGATGAAAGCCATTCACCTTTTTTACTAATTACCCACTCTTTTTCTTCTAAAAACTGCCAATCCTCAAAATTATGGATAGCAGAAGAATTATCCTCAAGTAATGTATTCACACTAGAGTATTCTTTTTCATTGAATATGATTTTAGTATCACCCGAAGCAAACATTATGCCGTATTTACCACGGCCTAAGACATAGCCTTCGGGATAGAAGTCAGGCTTGAATACCGCAACTTCGTTTTGTATTATGGGGTCTGTAAGGTTCCACCCATTTAACTCAAATAGTATTTTTAGTGCATCAGGAGATAAAAAATGCCTAAGATTCATTTTAACCACACTGCAAAAAGGGGAGAAAACAGGCCGGTTATGACCTATTTTCCCCCCAACAATGCGAGGCTAAACTTACTTATTAGTTTAACCGCCAACGATAGCAGGTGTCAATTCAACCGAGTCTATTGTAGTCCAGTCAATCTCACTAATTGTTTCCCTTGCGGTCATTTCACCGTTAAGGAATACCCAATGTGTAGGGTGTGTGTCAATCTGTTCAATAATCTCATCAGAAGCCAACACTAATTCAGTGTGGCCTGTCTCGTTCAAAATTGTTAACTTAATCATTCTATCATCTCCATTCTATTCTCTCTATGTTCTTGTACCATATAAGGCGAGTCATTCATTGTCACCATCTCCGGCGTTTGCTAGTAAGGCTAGCGGCCCCGTTATTGTTGATACTACCACTATTGCAGGTACTATCATTATTGCATCTTTTATTAGTTTTAACATTCCCATATTTATTCACCTTTTATTTTTTCTATTTCTTCACTTGCTTGTTTTCTAGTTAAGTTCTTTCTCCATTCTTTGTTATCTTCAGGAGCATAAAATAAGTCCTGTAAATAATTCAGTTGGGCTGGAGTAGCCATTTTGTTTAATATCTCTTTTAGTTTGTTTATTTGAGTGTCGCTTAGTGGTTTTTTAACAACCATTTGCTGTTTAACACTCTTTAGGAAAGACATCTCCCAAGCATTACTACCTAGTTTAGAATCAAATACTCTAATACCGTAGTAATTACACATCTGCTCAAATTCCTCTCCTAAACCATATGCACCATCCAAATAATCAGTTGCATTTGCTAACTTAATTTCTTTGGCTTTAGCCTCTCTAACCATTCTTTCTGCGATTTTTGCGGCTCTTTCTTTTTCTATTCTTTCTGCTTCAAGTCTTCTTGCTTCAACATTTTCAGGAAGATTGTAAATCCTTTCTTTTTCCAACCTTTCTTCTTCTCTTATTCTTTGGTCTTCAAGAATACGCCGTCGCCTTTCTTCATCTCTGACTCTTCTTGCTTCTCTTCGTGCCAATTCTTCTGTTGTCTGCTTTAGAGCATAATTCATTTTATTATTGTATTCGCTTCTATGCTTTGCATTACACATAGCATCAAAGATAATCATGTCTTGCCACAACTTATCTGTTGGATAACCTCTTGTTTGAGATTGCGCCCTTGAATTATCAGGGTGTTCCCATCTCCAAACAATAGAAGCCATGCGATAGTAATTGCTAGTAGGTGCGCCTTCTGCTTTCTTTCTTAGTTTAGAAGAGTATTTGTATTCCTGAGAAACACCATGCCAATACAAATTAGTACCCTTAGCATTAATCAATATATCAATATCCTTGACTCTCTCATAAATAGCATCAAACTGTTCACCGTTTTGGTGCATCCATGCTTTAGCCATCATAGTCTTTGTTCTTTCTTGAATCCACTTATCAATATCTCCTTGAGTAATGTCGGCAATATCAATTCCTGTTCTTTGTGATATTTCTTTCATAATCAAGTATGTATTAATGTGGTCTGAACCAACACATTCAACTATACCGTTTTCTGTATTAACTATCTCAAAGTGATATACTACACTATGACCACAAAGACATTTACCTCGCCCCATTTGCGAGTTTCTAACCCAATCCGGCATATTGTCTTCTCCGCCCCACCAAACATTACCTGTGGCTATCCATTCTTCTTTAGCCTCTTCGTAATTATCTGCTACGGATAATTCAACCATCTTCTTCATTAAAGCCCTGTCCCATCGACCTGAACCTAATTGTCTTTTTGCTACTATTGTTTCAGCCATTTTTATTCACCATTATAATTTAATTTGTACTGTTTTGCTAGTGTGAGTGCATCATTGTAAGTGATATGGGAATTTCTTTCCATGTTCACTTTAACAATCCATGTTGCTATCTCCGCCACCGAATCTCCATCCGATAACATCATAGATAAATGTTTCATATATCCCATCAGGACATCATCTCTTCGTGCCAATCTTTTTCAAATTGCCTTTGTTCCATAAGATAACTTGTCAAGATTGTGTCAATCTTTTCAGGTAAATTATCTATAATGCCAGCAATTAGTTTTCTATTCAGACTTAGCCATATCCTATGATAAGTGTTCAGAACCACCTTTGGTTCATCATTCTCATTCTGTGATATACAGATAGGCGGTAGGTCTTCGCTATTTACTATTCTAAATTCAACATTTGTTCTTGGTTCTCTATTCATTCAAATCCCTCCTGCTAACGCAAAAATGTTAGATACATTCTTGTGTGCAATAAATCCCTCAACAGTCGCTAAAAAGTCTTGAGAGTCATTAATATATTTACTGTGATTAACCAAGAGACTAGACACTGTTTGTGCTAGTTTCTGATTACTTAAACCTGATAGTAATTTAGACAACTCAAATGCTAGATGTTCTCTATAATTATCATCCATCATACATGAGATACATTCCTTCTTAATCATACAATCGTGTTGATGGTCAGGTTCAATTACATATCCTTTACCTTTACATTCTAGACATTCCATCAGAAATCCGCCTCCGTATTAAATTCATCAAAGGTAGTCTTTTGAGTCCAATACTGATAGGCTAACATAGCAGTTAGCATCATATTGTAATTGACATGGTTAGGGTTATCCAAATAATTAGCATTGGCTTTACCTAATGCGTTAGTTGACCCTATTCTCTTTTCATGCCTATATTCTCTATCCACAGGTACATGTACTGTACCGTATTCTTGTTCTAACAAGTCCGTTATTGTTTGTTCTATATCATTCATATTATTATTCCTCCTTTTTTACTAGTGGTGGAATCCACCTTGAGTTGTAAAGAGCGTTATATTCCTCCAAACATGACCCACATAATCTAAACTCTATTACTTCTTCATTGAAGGTAGTAGTCATATCATATGTTGCTCTAAGGCCACATCTTGTGCATTTTGGAACCGGAATAACCGGAATCCTTTTTATTTGTTTAAATTTATTTCTAATCCAATTAATCATATTATCACCTAAATGGGCGAGGATAAACACGCTTATGTTTTAATGCAGTTGGTATCAATAGACATTGTACCAATGAATAAGTCGCACTTCAAACACTTTGCCCGCTAAGTAGCGTTTTTTTATTAGCAAACCTCTTTGTCTTGGTAGTGGATAGAACCACCTATGTACTACCTTGACTATAATTTCTGATAGGCAATAATACCTACCCTTTTACCACTAACATATAGATGAATTACATCACCTTTTATTTCTAAATCGGTGACATCATCAATATACTTAGATGCCCAACCGAGCAAATATTCCTTTTTTAAGTCATTCATAATATCACATCAAAAAGATTTACCGTGCATAAATTCACGGCTTTCGTTATATTCAATCTTAGCCTCTATTGCACCTGCAATATCTAAGTCTTTACCAAAGGCATAATCCATAATACGGATTACTGCATCTGCCAATTCTTCTTCAACAGATGAGTATTCCATAATCTTATTAGAAGTGGGGTTATCATCCCTTAGTGCTTCTAATGCTTCACTTATTTCAGCATGAATTAAAGCCATCCGTTCACCGTCATTTGGAACCTCTTTCCAAAAACCATGATTAACTGCATTCTTGTAAACCTTCTTGGCTATCTTATTCCATTGTTTTTCAAAACTCAAATTTTTCACCTCTATTAATTGCCGCTTCTTGTAACTTCGCTATATGCCTTCTTGGTGCATGTTGCTTTGCCATTACCTGTATTAATGATTCACTAACACTAGCAGGTACAGGCACTATCGTTGCACATTTGCTACATAAAGGCTTATTCGTTTTATCACATATTGTTACTGATGACTTGCTACCTTTACAAAAGGCACAAGCCGGTTTCTTACTCATCATATTCTTCAATCCTACCATATTTATTCCTCCATATTATTTACCGGACAATCAACATTTAATGTTTGATGGTCTAAGTTATTGCATTCGCAAATATCTTCAGGATTATCTCCATCGACCCATGTTCCTTTTACAAGATAATAACCACAATCATTGAGTAAGTCTGAAGCATCTCTTAATAACTTTGAGAGGAATATGATATATTCTGCACATTCAGTACATGCTTTTTCTTCCATAATCTCATCAAATAGTCTCACTGTATCTTCTATTCTCATATTCATTCCTCACATACACATCTAACTTGAAATGTTCTCCACGCATCAGTAAAAGATACATTATCAAGAGCGTTATATTTAGCCGTAGCGTCACAAGTCCTACATGTCATTGTTTCCATTTGTACTAATTTTCCATTCATTCAAATACACCCCATAAACATTCTAGCCCATTCGCTAAACTTACTGTAATAAACTACATCATCTGCATTTACTTCAGACAAGTCGAAAGAAGCATCAGTTAAGAATACTACGCTTTTAGTACCTTTATCCCATGCTACTTCTTTGGTTATCTCCCATTCATCTAGTGCTTTTATCATTATACTATATTTATTCATATTATCATCTCTTTGGTTTTGGCCCGCAATAGAACAGATTCTTCTTTGCTCTAGTAATTGCTACATAGCAAATGTTTCTCTCTTCTTTAGGATTAGTAGCCTTTGGGTGAGGCATTCTTTCAGTAGCAAGGATATATACATTGTCTGCTTCAAGACCCTTGGCCTTGTGAACAGTGGATAGCATAATCTCACCTTTGTCATTGTTATCGAATACTCTCTTAATTTCAGCAATAATTCCACCAACAGTGTCAGCCTTACTTGAAAGAATAAGCAAACATTCATGCTTGTCTTCAAGGTTATTTGCTTGGTTAAACTTCTCAGCCTTAACCAATTTATTATACTGGAAAGTATAGTCTTGTTGTAGTAAATCAATAAACTCTTTTGAACCCATACTCTCGTTAGAAGTAATCTTCTTAACTGCATTAATCAATCCCTTAGTCATGTCACGGCCTAGAATATAGGCAGACTTACCTTGAAGGATTAGGTCATAGAAAGCAGAAACTAGCGGTGCATTATATCTGCACAATACCATATCTCCCTCTAAAGGAGTAAAGGCCGCATTTACAATTACATTACCATCTTCTGCATCAGAACGGCAACTAAAATCTGTTACATATCTGTTTGCTTCAGCAACGACGCTTTTAGGACATCTCCAAGTTAGACTCAAGGAGAAACGCTTTGTTTCTCTATCATCATGACTTAATCTTTCAGCAAACATATTCATTGAATTTGAATCTGCTCCACGGAAGCCATAAATTGCCTGATTAGGGTCGCCTACAATAATACATCTGCCGCTTCCCACACATCTTGAAATTAACTCTCTTTGCATTTCATTGAAGTCTTGCGCTTCATCAACGAATAGAGTATCAAAGGTAGGTAATGGCATGTTTAGCACCAAAGGCAACCAAATCATATCATCAAAATCAATCATTGAAGTATTCTCCATACATCTGTTAAGAATGGCTGGAATGTTCGCTAATGCGATTGCTTCTTCACGGTCTGATTTAAATTCAACATTGTATTCATCAATTAGTCTATGAATTTCTAGAACATCATTACCATCAATCAATGAACCTTTAATTAGACTAATTAGTTTAACTAGTGGCTGTGCGTAAAAGTCACGACCTAGAATATCATCAATAATATTCTTTACTTTGAAGTTGTTTACTTTGGTTTTGATACCTGCGGCTCTTAATGCTGCAAATCCTAAAGCATGGAAAGTTTTTGCTTCAACATCATTAGGAAGTCTTTCTCCTAATTCAGTCGCTATTGACTTATTAAATGCCAAAAACGCTTTCTTATTTCCATTATCTCTATTCGCTCCTTCAACAATTGTAAAGGTTTTACCAACACCGGCTCCCGCATCAACTATGATGTGTGAGTTACCGTGTGCTATTTCCTCCCATATTGCTCTTTGTTCTATTGTTCCATTTATCATTGTTATTCCTCCATTTTTATTTGTGAGTAGGTGGGAGAAGGAGTGCGATGTATAAATACATCATATCTTCTTGTTGTAGCCCCTTGCTCTCGACTTCTCCCGTTGAAGCGGTAATACTTGGTATTACTTTTTGCTCCAATACTAAGGGGGGCCACACTATATGAAGGGTGCCGCAGGTCGCCCGACCCCCCTTGATTAACAATTAAATGCCAATCTAGGGTCACTTAACAGTCAATAAAAAAAGCCCCCACCGAGAGCGAACTCCCGATGAGGGCAATAGCCTGTTAAGGCGAAACCATACCGACTTAATCAAAGCGAATTACTTCACTCTGAAGAATCATCTGACAAAAGCGAGTTAACGCTTCCATCCCATGTCTTTAGACGATACTGCTTAGAAAGCATGTTTCGTACTTTCTTAGTCTGTGCCGAAGCATAGTCTTCAGCAGAGTCAAATACTCCGCCACCGGACTTTGCGTGTTTTAGAGACACTGCCGCTATAATACCATCATGGTTATAGTACGCTAATGCCGCTTCTTCAACAACTCCACAAATGCGGTCAATTGCTACTCTAACTGCTGCTGGAACACTACTTCTTTGTCCACGACGGCCCAAAGGTGAACCATCACGGCCCTTCAATAGTGCCTTTAGTGCGTTTGTAGCCGCATCTCTTTCATTCGGGTTTTCCTGACCAACTTGAAGGTGCAACTCAACAACTTGCTTGAGTGCGCCATCTAACTGTTCATCTGCTTCTAGGTAATCGTTAATCTCGATAACGAGACTGTCCCATTTTACATCTTCCATATTTCTCAATTCCTCCCCGCTAACTACGGGGCAAACTCTCCACTGGCTAACCATATATAAGGAGAGTCAATGACCTATTTCCGATGTAATTCAGACACCTTTACTTATTACACCTACAACATAATGATTATCAATAATAATTAACTAATTACGATATATCGAATTATAATTAAAAAAGAAATGGCTCATTTTAATTAGGCAAACATTATTCCACCGGAAAAATAAGAGGAATAATAATAGGTAGTAAAACGACAGGGTTGTGATACATAACTATTCTAATTCTAGGAGGTTTGACATTATTCCATTATTCCACTTTTTTTAGGGGGTCACTATCTCATAGGGTCTATACATAACCCTAGAGAATCTAAGGGGTTCATATCCCATAAGAAACAAAGGGGATATACTTGTCAGATTGCCTTAGAGTATATGGAATAATGGAATAATGGAATAAAAAAATATCTTTATACTTATGTTACATAACCCTCTAGTTTCTTTAATTATATTTCCATTTTGGGGTGGAAACATCGGTGGAAACATCTTTTCCATTGTATATTATATGATATATTATATTCATATTGAATACCTATACCATAGTTATACGCTCAATTGAAAGATAGATTAACTAATAGTCCACTATTCCGGTAGTGAAATATTACCTCCAAATAATCGCTCGTTAATACTATGTATCTTGGTTGTAGTGGCACTTTGCAGAACGGAAACCCTAAAAAAATAGGAGGGGAGGCTCCATAGGGGGCGAACCCCCTATGAAGCCAACTTTGGGTGCAATACCCAGTTAACTGAGTGAAAAATCAGATAATTCTTCATTCGTCGTTGCGCTTATTGTTCAACCTGCGAATCATGTTGACAATTTTGTTCTGGTCGTATTTGGTAAAACTACCTGACATGACTATTCTCAAATCTTCATTGAGATGAAACCTGTCAAGTCTGATGCTGGGATTAACATCCATCAATCGCCCGACAAAAGCCAGTATTTTCTTTCTATATCTAAAAGCATCAGAGCAGTATTGAATATCAATACTCCCTGCGCCAGTCATCAAGTCTATGTTCATTTGTGCGCCCATATTATCACCTTGTAATGATAATGGCTCCTGTATATGATATAGGCTCCCTCAAAGTTACGACCATATGGTTGTAAATCGGCTTTGGTAATTTGCGTTCTTAAAAAAATAGAAAAAAATGATGCAGGGCCGATTTAAGTCACCCTGCATCATTTTTTACATCAAACCTCATACATGCCATCGAATAGCCGTTTTTGGCATTGTCATCAGCAGTGAAAACGCTGCTTTGATATACGATTCTTCATTTTCTTTATCGAAGAAATCACAAGTTATCGACAATATTTCTTGAAGGTTTTCGGGAACATCACTGAAATTGATTGAGGGTTTCAATCCATTTTCAAGTACCAAGTTTTTGAAATCTGCATACATTTTAATTCCATTATCGGACATCAAAGTTATTCCATCTCGTTCTCGGACACATTGACCACATAGAACAGTTATGTTGATTTCTGACAATTCATCTTCATGTTCTGAACCATAAAACCCATAACTGACCGTTTCTCCACATTCGCACATACTCTCACACCATGACATATTATCACCTATTAATATCTATTATTGAAGATGATATAGGGCCGCTACAAAGTCACAACCATATGGTATTAGACTTTGAGCATCCTTCGGAGAACAAAAAAAATAATGAAGAAAATCCGGTTAATAGGTCAATCAACTACAATACTGCATTGTTTTTACCCATTTCTCTAGAACTATGGGACTATTTTTTAGCAGAATCACATGTAGTTATGTGATTGACTTTTCACCTTCATTTCTCCATATGGGAATTGAAAGGTGTTGGACAGGCTATCTTTTAGATTCCTGCATTGTGAGTGAATTATCTTGCATCACTAAGTTTGAAAGTCCGTTATGGATTTCATATATGAGGTCACAAACTACACAATCTATTCATTGACAGTCAATCAACGCCCTTTTGAGGAACATAGGCCAAGAGCCACTATTCTAACTCATTTGAGCATCGAATACTGGTTAGACTCGCCACCACAGCGATTAGTGCATACCTTACGCCCCTTCAAGCGCATTCGGTCACCAACTATCCCAAGAACCCGCTAAAGTACCTTGAGACAATAATATGGCACATTACCGTATATATCGGCTACTACAAAGTTACTACCATATGGTAGTGTACTTTGGTGATAGCCTATTTCAAAAAAAAAATAATAGAAAGCCGATGTAAGTCACTTTCTATTATTTTTTTATTTTGGACACCCACTATGGCACTTTAGACGACCATGTTTCATCAGTTAATGTCAGACTACTGGCCAGTAGTCCAAATACACCGGATGAGTTTTTGTTTCCCCGTCATTTTTCTGTACCAAACTATTCGGTCAGATTGTGCCACAGTGAGTGTGGAATCTATTCATCCCATAAAGCCGCTCTGAAATGCTTTTCGTTGAATGTGTCGCTATCTTCACTTAGCATAGCACATAATTCATTCACTAGGTCTTCATGGCTTATTAGGCCATCAGACATAGTAACATGATTGAGTACTTTTACTAATGCGAGATAATGTCTTTTTGAAAACTTGCTCATTCTTCTTCATCTCCTGATAGGTCTAAGTCCCGAATACACAATATAGCCGCAGTACGGTTTCTATCGAATGTGTCGTCATTATCGAATAGAGTTTCAGTCATTTTATGTAATTGAAATGACACTACAAGTTTCATATCTTCATCCTTAATCAAGGGAAGTTGTTTCTGTAACTTCAATAATTTATTGATTCTGCCTCTAATCCATGCACGGTCAATCATTTTGTTACCTGTGCTACTAACTTCATCTATTTGCACAACTCCGACATCAGTACCAAACACAACATAATCAACGCATGTAATTGTTAATTTGTTAAGGCTCATAGTCCATTCAATATCCGTGCTTGTATCTCTTTCACTCCACATACTAACCATTGTGTTAGTATCTGTGAATTGATATACCATTTGTTTCTTGATTGTTCCATCATTATACACTGTATCGCCATAGGTAGTTATTATCTCCATGTTAATATGGCATATTGGGGGCTATTTAGGCTAGCACAAAGCCGCTACCATATGGTTGTAAAATGTGCTTTGGCGTTTGGCGTTCTTAAAAAAAAAGGGCTGGGAAAGGGGAATAGCGAGTAGGTTTCATTCTTCTCTCGCTATCCCCCTTTCTCTCATCTTATCGCATTGACTCTGTTCAGATTATTATAATTTTAACTGGTATTCCGATTGCCCGATGAGTATTAATTGGGGCCACAAAGGGTTTGAAGTGAGTATCAGTGTGATTCCTCCGTTGAGTCCTCGTCACTTTCTTCATTGTCTGATGTTTCCTTAACTAGCGGAGTTATGTTAGTTAGTCCATCATCAGTCATTGTACCATCCCAACGGTCATCTTTCAATGCCGCCTTTAGTACTCTTACTGCTTTTGTTGCCATATCTTTTGCGTATGCGTCAATATCAGCGTAAACACCGCCGGTTTTGCCATGAGGAAGCATAACTTCCAAAACAAGGTTAGCGTCAGTAATGGTTGCAAAGGCAGTTTGAATGCGGTTCTGAACAGAATCCACAACAGCCTGTATTGCTGGCTCTAGTGTTGAGCCACGGCCCTTCTTGATAGGTGAGTTTGGCAGTGTTTTGCACAATGCCCTTACTGCCTCCCAAAAACGGTTCCTATCTTCATCAGATGCGGCATCGTCGCCAGCATCTAAGTTTACTGTAATTACATTAGTCATGGCTCCAGCGTCATTGTGCTGTAACCATGCTCTGATTTCGTTAGACTTCATTATCCATTTATCGTTTTCCATTCTTTTCATCTCCTGTATTAAAATAACTCCTAATACCAACCTCAAACCCTTTGAGACAATAATATAGCACCCTGCGGTATATGTAGGGTTGAGCAAAGATACAACCATATGGTGTTAAGTGATTATGTAATAATCATCGCTTTGCGACTTAACAGCCTATTAAAAAAATAAAAGGCTACAACCGGCATAGACTGAATTAACAGATTAGAACTAGTTTTTAATTAGTCTATGCCGGTCATAATGTAAGTGGGGCTACGGGGGATATTCCGCATCAATCATTCTTCTTCTTCAACCTCCAGATTGAAGGTTTGAGCATTTAGTCCATCACGACTACCATCCCAAATACCATTCTTTAGACGCTTTTTGAGCGAACCTACAATAGTACTCGACATGTATGCTGAATACTCATCAGCAGTGAATAAACCACCGCCAGACTTACCGTGCTTCAATAATAGCATATTCATGCTACCAGTAGCAAAAAAATCAGAGGCCGCCTGTGCGACTTCATCTGATATTGAGTCAAGAACCGCTTGAATTTCGGGAGCAAGTGTTGAACCCCTTCCTTTCTTAATTGGGCTATTTGGCAGTGTTTTACATAATGCTCTAACTGCTTCCCAAAATCTATCTCGGTCTTCATCTGTTGTTGCGCTATTACCTGCTTCAAGGTTAACTTGAATTACATTTGTCATAGCACCTGCGTCATTTTCATTTAGCCATGCACTTATCATGCTGGCTCTTTCTGTCCATTTCTCTATATCCATTAATAATCAACTCCTAATTGTGTTTGATTAATGCTTCAATCCCCCGAAGCAATAATATAGCCACTTAGGGTATAATTAGGCTAGTCGTTCATTCTTCACTGGCAAAGCACCTACCATATGGTTGTGAGTCGTAATTCGTCTATATAGATGGCCTTTATGACGATTAAAAACATTCGTTTTGGAGAATAAGGTATTTTTTAATAATGAAAGATAACACTTTAATTGAGTTGATGCGATTATTTAGGTGATTTTGGCTTGTATGCGAAGTCACCTATATATTTTTAAAAAATCTATATAGGCCAACATAGCAGTTTATACAACCATATGGCTTTGTACAAATTTTTTATTTGCCTATATTAACATTAAAATGCCCATATTTAGGTGTTAATTAGCCAATATTAACATTTAAAGGTTAATTATTTCGCCATTATACCGGCATACTTATACCATAAACAGGACTCGCTTAATACGGGATTGATAGTGTCAGACGATAATGATGCAATTAAACACCTTAATAATATAGTTAACATTATTACACCAATACTTTCGGATATTAAAACTAATACTGAATCAAAGACTAATATACAAGTTACACCGGATAATAAGGTTAAATTAAAAGAAATAGCAAAGATGCTTAAAACATTAAAAGCAAAGATTATAGCATTATACCATCCAAAGCCCACTAAACAAACTTCATTAAATATAAAATAACATTAAATCATTAAGATTTTATTCTGGGAATACATTAATTAATAAAAAAATGCTGACGCTAGTGCCACAAAAATTCCGCCACAATTTTTCAAAAACGATTCTATTTTAAACAATTAACAGGAAAAGGATTAATATGACATGGAAAAATAGTATTAAAAAAGCCAAAAAGGTTTATGTTGTCGTAAAGTTCGGAGCATATCATAATCCTAAAGACCTTAAATTGTCTGTCTTTGATGATAGGAAAAAGGCAGAAGAGGCTTTACAAAAAGTAACTTCATACAACGAAGATGGCAGTATAGATGACGGTAGTGGAAAAAGAACGAAAGGCGAGGCATATATTTACCAAACTTACATGAATGAAGATTTCCCAAATACACCTAGATTACTAACGCCACTCAAAGATAGACAACAGAAAAAGAAGTGATTAATATGACACGCTGTAATTATTTAGAAGGCTGGTTCGATAAGGAATCTGCTAAATTAGACAAAGTTGAGAATGATTATGGTACTTGTTTAGTTACAGGTCAAAAGAAAAAGGCTACTACTTTAACTAAGGCTCAAGCATGGGCCAAAGTATTCAGGAGGAATAAGGTATGAGTTGGCAAGATATAGTGAAAGTATCAATTACAGAGGGTCTATTCAATCAGACAAAAGAAAAGATGAGAGACATAAAAGCACAGTTAAGTGGTTTAGAGAATAGTTATACGAAAACGGCTTTAGACGAGATAGTTCATATCTATGAACAAGCAAAGAAGGCTCATAGGGAAAATAATAAAAAACTACTTGGATTTCATCTTAGAACAATGACAATAATAGGAAAAGACATATCAAACTACTTTGATGCACAAGATATAGTAAAAGGTTCAGATAATGAACGAAATATAAGTGCAGATTCTTTTAGAGAATACGGAAAGGCTTCAAAGGAAAACCCTACATCTGCAAAAGACGATATTTCAACCCGTTCTCCTGAATTACAAAAAGGCGCACGGACATATCCACAAGGTATTGAAAAGGTAGGCAAGTTATTTTCTAAAGGAAAAATCGACATGAAGAGATATACAGAACTTCGTAAAGAATTACAGGAAATATTCGGAGTGGGGGAATAGTATGAGTTGGAAAAATATACTAAAGAGAGAGAAAACACCCCTTGTCCCTGATGAAGCGATGTTTGATATTCCTACTGGGAATTTAAAAAGTCCTCCTGAAAGCAGGTATTTTGAAAATGCAAAGGTGACTTATATGGAATCTGGCCAATTTGTGTTTGATGAAATAGATAAAAGATATATAATGACTGATAAATACAAAAGAGGTGAAGTAGCGGCAGATAGAGCAACTATGGGAGAAATGGATGGAAGACAAGTTGTTTCTTTTGCCCCCCGCAGAGTGGCGAAAGATGCCTTTATTAAAGTCTTTGACCCCTACATGGACTTTATGCAATCTTGGCATAATCTAGAAACTTTACAAGAAGCAAATAAAGAATGGGAATATCTAACCCATAGAGTTATGCTCACTGTTCACACCGCATTAAACAATTTATTCCCAACAGTGGAAGACGCATACAAGTCTAGAAAGTTAAATGGTTTCTTACATTGGAAAGGTGAATACTATCAGAATCTAATGAATGAGAAACTACCTGATACTATGGAACAAATTAAACCAGCGAAGAAACAACCATCGAAGAAAGAGCCTCCAAAGAAAAGAGACTATATGGCTGAAAGAAGAGAAAAAATAAAGCGTCTTAGGAGGGATAGGAAATGAGTTGGAAAAATATACTCAAAGACTCAAAAGCCGCTAATGAAGCACTAGAGATGGATTTCTTTATGAATAATTTAGAAAAGGCTCTAAAGTATGAAACTCAAGATATTCGTTTTGCTGACTTTGGCACTAAACAAAAGGTGCTAGATATTGCTAAAAAAGATAATTATAACCTACGGAATGCGGATGGAGATTATCACTTTATGACTCTTTCCGTTTCTGATTCTGAAGTAACCTTTGATGTTAAAAGAGGATTCATAGGGATGATGGTAAGGTTTAGTTTTGAAGGCGATAAAGTCAAATTTAAAATAATTGGGTGATTAAGATGACATGGGAAGATATAATTAAAGTTGGGAGCCAAACATTCGACTATCGAGAAAGAGCCGGACAACAAATGGTTGCGGATAGAAAAAAACAAGAGTTGGAAAAACTACGACTTAAAACACAAAAAGAAATTAGCCAAATCTTGCGAGAAGTGCAGGAAAAACAAAAGTTGCTTGCTCAAAAGAAGAAGATACTAGAGGCAAAAGAAGTAGCAGATTTAGATGCTTTAGGTATCTCTTTAGGCAATTAGGTGATGCTATGTCTTGGAAAGATTCTCTAAAGAAGTATAGAACCAATGTAAGTGGTTCAGGTATGATTCCTTTAGACCATGTACTAAAAGACCATAGTGAATTAGGTTTGAAAATTAGAGGCCTTATGGGTGCAGTAGGTAGTCTTAGGAATAATATGCCACGAAGCGTTAGTAAAGTGATGGTTAAGTTAGATAAAATAAAAGAAGAAATGTATAGAGTCGAACAACTTATTACTGCTATGAATGAGTCTTATTCTGCTATGGATAAAGAAGATTGGCAAAAGACAATGGAGGACTTAGAATGAGTTGGTTTGATATTATTAAAATGATGACTCCTAGAGAGTTTTTACAGGCACTAAATCTAGATGGTGACATTAAAGGAAGTGTGGGTAAAGCAGGTACTAATATGTCATTACATCACGATGCTGGTTTTGTTAAAGTCAATCAATCTAAAAAAGGCCCGTACATCGTAAATGTTGATGGTGAAAGATTTACCGATTATAGTCTAAGTAAGATACTGCCTCAAGTTAAAGACCAAGTTAAAAAGTCCCAAACTTCTTATACAGATGTCTTGCTAAGAGAAGCAGGGGCGGTTAGTACGGCCACCCCTAGTATTATTAATGTAAGATATTCTAAGAAAAAGGAGGATGAGAAGGATGCCGTCACAGAGTAAGAAGAAGAATATTCAAAGAGATGAGTACGGCAATACTATTGATTCTCCTACCTTAGATTTTATTATCGAATTTAAGAAATGGGAAAAGCAACTTAGAGGTATTAGTGCTAAACGGATTCAATCAGAAGGCCGAGAGAATAAAGACGGCTCTAGAAAAGCCGTTCCTAAAACCTTGTATGGTCAATTAAGACAACATGTTACTGCGGCATTCAGAAGACCTAATTCTGTAAATGCTGGAGATAAAGGCGCATATAAGTTATTAGATAAAATTACTAAAGCAATTAAGACTAGGACTGTTTTTACTGAAGAAGACCTAGATGACCTTAAAGAGTTTCAAGATGACTTGACTGTATTTGAACAGGCAGAAGGAAAGTTAAATCCTAGAAATACTCTATTTACTACTCCTAAAAGTTTCGATGAAGTGGATGGAGAAGTAGTTCCTAGTGAAGCCACTAAGCCACTATACGGTCATTATGTGGATAAATTTTTTGTGAGAAAATATCCTAAAAAGGGATATAAAGTAAAAACTAAATGGTCTAATTCTAGTATGAATACTGCTAATCCACCATTGGCTCAAGCCTTATTTGCAGGGCCAAAAAGCCCAAGTGACTTAGGTATTGAAAAAGGATTAATTCAAATCGTCGATGATGCAATAGAGGAATTAGAAAGTGAAAAGATTAATCTATACACTATTGGAATTAAGAGAGCAGGGGCATTAGCAAGACTACCTTCTGTTAAGAAGTGGGTTAATTCTGCTATTAGAAATAAAAGATTCTATCCTGAAAACAGTGGTAAGATTAATTTGAGGGCTATTGGTAATGCTCTATTGGCCCAGACTTTTCCTATTAAAAGTGAAGCCGAGCAAAAGGTGTTAATGATAGCCGCTACTAATAAGCAGGTAAATTATGCTCAAGATATATTAAGATTCAAAGTAGGTCAAATTACACCTGCGGTCATGACTACTTTAATTAGAGAAGTTATTTCAAGAGGTTCGCAAGAACACATTAAAGTTAGAAATGGATATTATTTACAGTTAAGAGGATTGTCCGACCCTCCTTCTGAAACACATAAAGACATTAAAAAGAGTTGGATAGAAATGCTATGGGCGTGATTAAATGAATTGGGAAAATATATTGAAGAAAGATATTAATTGGTTAGATGCGTTTCATAAATTCGGATTTAATGATGGAGAAAACTATACCGGACAAACAGAAGCAATTGCTGGCTTTTTAGGAACGAAAGGATATTTGTCACATGTAACTAAATCAGGAGGTCATAATACTTTCATTAGAGCAATATATAAAACAACAATTGCCGAAGGATATGATAAAGAAAAGGTATATCCTCTTGATAGTGAAGAGTCCCGTAGTGGGGCAAGGGAAGATTTTGCACCTGAATTATTGAAATTATTAGATGACAGATATGGCAAATCAACAAAATCCGAAGGCATTACGAGTTGATTAAAATGAGTTGGGAAAATATTGTAAAACGCAGTAATTCTGATGAACTCGATAAGGTATTAGACATGTATTCAGGACTAAAATTTATTGTAAATGATACTTATGCTGATATGATACCTTTTGTTTCTTTATTACAAAATGGTTCTTTAGAAGAGGCAAATGATGAATGGAAAAAGATGCAGGGTAACATTAAGGATTTAGAAGGTTCACTGAGAGGCATGCAAGAAGTTAATGATTTTATTACTAAATTGTTAGGTGATGCTTAATGATTACTCGCAAACGATGTGCCGTCTGTCAGCATGATGATAGAGAAGAATTAGAAGCCGCTTTAGAAGGCGCATTTATTTCCTGTGATGATTTAGATAATAGAGAAGGCTGGAGAAGCGGTACTTCTGCAAAGCATCTTAGAAATCACATGGGGGATTATACTAACAGTAGTAATCCTAAATGTAAATTGTGTGTTGACCCAATGAGGAAACATTACGAGGAAGCATTATCCGATGGTAATATCACTGCTGAAGGCGTTTCTCTAGCACTTGATGTTACTAAGGAACAGGTACAGCGACACATGAAGCACCACTTAGCACCTTTGGTTCAACAATCTGCCGCCAACATTATAGCGAAAAAGGAAGTAAATGAAATCGAACTACTAAGTACTAACATACAAAGGTTAGATGATAAGTTAGATGAGTTATTCAGGAATACAGAATTAGAACCTAGAGAGATAGATAGCCTAACTAAACTTGCTAAAGAAGTTAGAGAGAGTCTAAAGTATCTTATGGAGTTTAAGGGCAAACTTATTCACAAGAGACAAGACACAATTATTGTCGCACAAATGCAAGTTGTTCAAGAAGTCCTTGCACAAAACAATCCTGAGATATGGCTTGAGATTAAAAAGAAAATGCAGGAGAAATTACAATGAGTTGGTTTGATATATTGAAACAAGAATCGGTAAAAGCATTGGTTGAAGATGCTTTAGATTTGCATAGTAGGGGTCGTGATTTTTACAAAGAAACTTATACAAAAGAAGATATTAAGCAAATGATGGACTTTTTCAAAAAGGAAAATAAAAGAGATAGGCTAGACCAATTTGATACGGACTATAATAGTAAAGCAATAAGACTACTAGAAAAAGCATTGGAGGAATTACAATGAGTTGGAAAGATATAATTAAAGCACCATTTGATGCACCTAGAAGAAGTAGGGCATTCAGGGCTAGAAGTAAGGCTGAAGAAGAAATAAGTGCAACAAAACCTAAAGAGGATTTATCCACTGACATTTCTGCTTTTGCTTCTAAGATTATTGACCCTCAGATGGAAAGATACGGTAGGGCTTTTGTGGATATAACAAAAAATAAAGATTGGAAAGAATTTTCTGAATTATTGGATAAATACAAAGGTAAGGATAGACTAGCGAATGAACTCGGTAAATTATACAATACCAAAGTGTTCATTACCCATAGGCCGTCTAAAGGCGACCCTAGAGATGAAGACTATGTTATTGATATTGGAGCAAACCACGAAGAAAGAGGTGCTTAATAATGAGTTGGAAAGAAACACTAAAAGCCCACTGCGGCACAGAGGAAAAATTAGAAGACGATGACCCATTTGAAAAACTAGTCGGTAATCAAGATGAAATAGATGCTGACGGTGATGGTAAAATAACAGGAAATGATTTTAAGATTCTAGGAAGAAAGTCTAAACTAAAGAAAGCAAGAGACATGAAGCAAGTCCCTCTATCTAATGGCAAGACCTATCCACAGAATATTAGAATATTTGAAGCCACTTTGAAAAAAGAAGGTGGTGCGGCTGGTATTAAGAATTTAGTTGATGCAAGTAAACTATCAAAAAAAGAAGTGAAGGCTGTTCTTGATATAATGAAGAACATAAGGATTCACAAGTATGGAGACATTATTCTAATGGATGGATTACCTAAAGGAAAAGGGAGAGGGTTCACTGCATGAGTTGGGAAAATATAATTAAAAGAGGCCGAAGTTATGGTCGTAAAAAAAGAGCCGCCGAACATAACGCACCTACTCTTAAACAAATAGAAGAATTAGAGAAAGACCTTGAAAAGCATAAGGTTGAATTATCAACTTTAGGAACAAGTCAGCAAATTGAAAGATATGGTTTTGAAACACAGATGAACAAGGTTCGCAAAAAAGAAAAAGTCATTCGTTCATTAGAAAGCAAAATAAAAGAATTAAAGGATAAACTGAAGTGATAACATGGATTGGCATATTATTCTAAAGAAACTTGTGTGTCCTACGGCAACACAAGACCTGAAACTCAACACTAAAAATAGAGATAGGGCAATAAAAGAAAAACATATTCAATATGGCCCTCTCAATCTAAACGATGAAAAGTATTGGGAAGAATATGCTAAGAAGTGGAATACTACTGCTGATGTGGCTAAGGAATCTAATTGTAGTAATTGTGTTGCATTTGACATATCTCCAAGAATGGATGACTGTATGCCACTAAATACAGACGAAGATGGCCGACTAGGTTATTGTTGGATGCACGATTTCAAATGCCATTCTGTGAGAACTTGTTATACTTGGGCTAAAGGAGGCCCAATTGATGACGATAAGGCTTCTAAAGAAAATCAAATGAGAGGCCGCAGGTGATTGAATGAAAAAATTTCCGGATAGTCTAATTGAATTATTTGCTATGTTGGCTGACGATAAGCGAGCCAAAGTATTGTTTAACATTAAATCTAGCAAGGTTGGTAAAAAAAGCATTACTAACCCTGTATTCGATGGTATGGTAAATCACTTCAGGGCAAATGAAATTAGTCAAGATTCAGTTAGACAATATCTTAGGGATAATGATATTCTTGCAACTCTAATACCTAATTCTTTAGGTAAAGCCGAAAGACTACAATTACGAAGTAATATGGCTAACAATTTAGAAACTCTTATTCAGAATTTAGGTAAAAGACAATCCCGTGACCAAACTCAACGCTTACTTGATGCTATCTTAGCAGATGATAATAAATCTAAAGCAGGTATTGTGGCTTTGAATGTGTTTATTAAGGATGCTAGCCCAAGAAAGATAAGGGAGATAAAAGATGATTACTTAACTCCCGAAATAAGACTAAACTTAATAGGAATTGTTGAAAAATACGCCTCCAAAAAGAAAAATTTTACTCCAAGTGACTTCGATAAAGACACAATGATTAACTTAAATAACAATTTGATAACAATTCGCTCCACAGCAACAGAAATTGACGCAAAAGAACTCAATGACGAAGCCAAAAAGAACGGTTGGACTAGAGAATCGTCAGGTAATAGCGTTATTTTAAGAAAAATATTCAAAATGGGCGTTAAAACCACAGAAGAGTCACTAAGAAAGTTAATTCAAGATGATTTACCTTCAGTTGAATCTGCTAATGATGGACAAAACACTCAAATTACTCAAAAACCATCAGATTTACGCAGATTATTGTATGGAAAAGAAGCAACTTTCAAAACAATAGGTGGTTTTTCTCAAATTGCGGCTAAAATGCAAGTTATACTAGAAGACTTCGGTACTGTTGATAAAGAAATCATAGAAAGTTGGTTTAAATTAGTGACAGAAGGTGTAGGTACGGGATTAAGTTCAGATGCGGAGTTTATGAAGGCAATTACTAACTTTAAAGTCAATGGTTCTTCTATGTATGGTAAGTTTTTAAGCGGAAAAACGCAATCAAAGAACCATAAGGCATCTTTTTATGTTAGAGAGTTATTGGAACAGCCTCTTAGTCAAAACTTATTCGATGAAGTTATGAAAAACATCAAAGGTAGTCTTAGAGTGTCTAGGCAGAATTGGATAGCATGGAAAAAGGCTTCTTTAGATACTAAAAAAGAAAAAGATGCTTTTGAGATTGATGCTAGAAAGCCATTAACTGATGAATCTAGACAGGCTTTTGAAGAAACTTATCTTACAGCGACTAGAAATTCAATACAAGCGATTATGCTAGAATATCTCAAAGATGAGGAAGGATTAGAAATAAGCGATAGTGACTATGTTATATTAAATGAAAATCAGAAAAAGGAATCTCAAATAGCGTTAATAGAAGATTCAGAAATTATGGAAAAGATTTCTGCACTCCGTACTGACATATTAGACGATAAAGATGCTTTAATATTTTACAAGGATTGGTTGAAAGAAAACGACTATGCTGAAGATTTAACCTTATTTAGAGAAAGAAGGATGGTATCTCAATTACCTACGAAAGAAACTGAGGAAATAGATTTTACTTATTTAGATACCGAGTCCGAATTGACTAGGGTTATATATTCTGTAATACATAATGCGCCAACCAAAGTCACAGAAGATAAAGACGGCGAGAAAGTCGAGAGGCCGATAGATGGTATTTTCAGAAAATATTTAGGCAACAGGTCAAAGTTAGCAAAGTATGTAAAATCTAATAAGAAGGACATAAAAGAAGGTCTAGTAGTATTCTATCATATCTGTAATACTATGGGGTCTTCTTTGGTGACAGAAGCACAAGCCATAGACAAGCATACATCAAAAGGCTTATCTGCGGAAAACGAGTCGCTGCTAGCAGCAGTAAAGAAATTTGCCGCTAAAATGGAAAGAAGTCTTAAATTATTCAAAAATAGGTTTAAAGAAGAATTAGGCACAAGACTGAAAGATATAGCAGATAGCCCAAAAAAGTACCCTGCTGTTTATGATAAACAACCTTACATAACTAAACTAATTAAGTATTCACTGCTAAAGAGGCGACCACAATGACTAAACAATTAAATAAGTATTTGCCTAGTCAGGCTAAAGAGATTCTAAATGCTTCTGAAAAGGAATTTAGAAGAGTTGTTGGTGGAAGTAGCCAAAGTGATAAAAAGAAAGCAATTACTTCAATAGAAGATTCTATTAGAGAGAACATAATGAAGTATAGAAAGGTTCTTAGAACTAATATAGGAACTAAAACTAGACAGGCTACTAGTAAGGAAGTTAGAGAAGTTATTTTACAAATCATACAAGAAGTAAATGAGCATTTAATGACTTTAAAAACTGAGAAAAAAATGCCTTCTAGTAAAGATATAGCAGTACAAGAACATATAATAGATTCTATTAGAGATATATTAGAAGATACTAAGCATGTAAGATATAGCGGTGCTAAGTTAAAGGTTGAGGATATTATGTCTAATTCCTTTTCATCTGACCAAATAACTACTACTAAAAAGATTAATGTTTCTGAAATAGAATCAGACATTAAAATCCTTTTTAATACAAAAGAATACCCTATTCCTAATCATATTAAAAAGAATTTAAGGGCTTTTACTGAAAGGCTTGAAGAATTGTCTAAAGCAAAGACTACTAGATTCAAAATACATAGACATGAATCCCATTTGAAAAAGATTTTTGGTAGCGATACTCAAAGGGCTAAAGATGCTAAAGATAGAAAGGCCACATATAAGTTTTGGAAAGGTATTGCTGGTCATGAAGATGATTTAGAAACTGAATTAGATAAGTTAGTTGTATTATTAAAAAAAGGTAATCCAAGTGATGCTAAAGCCGATAAAGATGTAGCGGCATTTCTAAAGTTTATGTCTGATGAACCTGATTTGAAGTATGTTTATCCATTCCCTAAAAAGACATTAGGCTTTGCTGATTTACATGCAAGGTCGTATCAATTCCTACTTAATTTCCTTAAACTGTTTAATTATGATGTTAACTTTAGAGGAAGTAAAAGTAGTTATGCGGGTAAAGGAGATTCCGACGCACCTAGCGATGATGACGATACTTCGGATTCAGAAGTAACAGGCGGTACAGGTCGAGAAGAAGTAGTATCAGACGAACCTCAAGACTGGGATGATAGCAAGGAATTAGATGTTCAAACAGAACAGAATATAGCCGCAGAAGCCCAAAGAGCAGATAGAGCGAATCAATTGACCGTAGGTGAAGATGTAGTAAGAGATGTATTCAGTAATCCTGAAGTTTCAGAATTGATAAAAGATATGGAGAAAGAAGATTACGACCCATTAGGTATATTAGTAGTAAAAGATGACTTAAAGAGTTTAATGCCTTTATATGGAGAAATAGACGAAATTAAAGACTATTTAGAAGAAAAGAGAGCCTTGCTAGATATAGATGAAGACGATGAAGAGGCTATTTTTAAGACATTTATGGATGATTTAGAGAGAATACACTCTTTAGCAGACAGTCTAAAAGAGTTCCATTTACCTATATTTGCGGCGGAAAACCCTGTAATTAGAGAAGAATATCCAGAATTGAAGGCTAAAGCAGGGTCAACAGGTGCAGACATTGATAGATTTTTAGAATTGTTTGCTAATTTAATCCAAGATGAAAAAGCGACTATGGCTAATGTAACTGCTCTTGATTTAAGGGGCGCAAGCACCGGAGGGAAAAAGGAAGAAAAAGCCCCACCAAGATATTTCAAATATGTTAAGGGAGTTGCCTCAAGAAAAGGTTCTCCTAGACAGTCCTTTAAAGCAGCAAGTTCAGCAAACTCTAAGATTAATGCGGCTATTAATAGAGTAGTTAAAGAAATGGCACATGTATTTATTACTCCACAAATGTCTCATTTAGATGCGGGAATATCTCTCCCCTTTAAGAATAACTTTGCTCTAAGATTAATTTCCTCAACTAAAAAATTAGATGAAAAGTTTAAGATTTATCAAGCCATAAATCAAAAGTTTATGAGTACAGGAGAAGCATTCATAGATGAAGAAGCCGTGGTTAAATTAAGGTCATTTACTAATATGCTGGCTAAAGGTGATGCAGTTCAGAATTTTGAGAACATTAAATCGGCAGGTGCTAAGTTTGCAGAGGCATTGTATGACATCGCTGAATATACTGAAGATAAAACAAAGACTAAATTAAATAACAACATAAAGGAAAGCATACAAAAAGATGTGGCGGCAATACTAGGTTCTATTAGAAGCATTTCTAATGTTAGAAGAGATGAATATTTCATGAATAATACATGGGGTAACAAGATAGGAATACTAGACGAGTATAAGAAAAGTAAGAAGGATGGAATAGAAGATATTTCAGTCCTTAGAGTAATTCTAGATTTGTTGGAAACCAAGCACGGTGAAACTGCAATACCCGACAAGAACGAAAGACAGAAGTTGCTAGATGATTTGAGAGAGATTAAGAAAAGTGAAGTTAGTGAAAAAATACTAAGTGTTCACGATTCTATTCGGCTACTAAAACAGAAGCCGGTATTTTATGGTAAAAAGAAAATCAATAACTTTGACCATATAGGTGACATGATAACTAAGATGGAAAGGGAATACAATTTAGATATTAGCGCAAGTGAGATAACAGGTGTTGTTAATGAATTGGATTCTTTTGATAGTATTAGTAAATCTTACGGTATTAGTACAGAACATGTTTATGTGATTAAAGCCAACTTTAGGTGATAGCATGGGTTGGTTTGAGATATTAAAAAGAACAGAAATTGTTCCCGAAGAATCTCTTGAGCATTTAGAAGAGTTTGTTTTAGCAGAAGAGAAAGGCTATCCTTCTGTATTGCACCCTCTAAAAATAGTCGCTGAGTTTGATGATGATACAAACGATTTGAAGGCTTATACTTCTTTTAGAGATTTTGGTAAATTCTTTTTTGTAGGTAATAGTTATTCTTTTGTTAGGGGCGGCGGTTTTTACAAGAAAGTTCTAAACTTTAGAGACAAGTTTTTAGGTTCTTCTAAACCTAAGATTGCTTTACTTAATGTTAAAGAGTCCACTCAAATAGACAGAATGACTTCTTTAGTTGAAGGTAGGGGAGGCATTAAGATAGAAGAATATTCACAAGTGGATGATGTTATGGATGAATCTATGTATAACGAATTTAAGAAATTACCTATGTTTAGATACCCGCCATTAAAAGAAGGTGAAGAAGAATGAATTGGTTTGATGTATTAAAATTAAAAGACGATGATGGAAACTTGTTAATTGTTGAAGATGTTGACGAGTTTGTAAGATACCTTAGAGAATCTTTAAGGGCAGTGGCCGCACCTTTCTATGGTACTATTACACAACCAAAGAGCGAAGGAAATCCTAGAAAATCGAACATAGTTGTAAAGGAAACATGGGTCGATGATAATACCTTAAAGGTAGTAGCCAGCGTAAGAAATCCTAATACGACACAAAGAGAATACTTTGAAATTATTCTCCGAGAAAATGAAGAAGGAGACTTTTACTTTGATAAGGTTGAAGGGGCGGGAGTGTTCCTATTCCGTAACACTAATGTCAGTAATTCGGGTAAATTAATACAAGAAATACAGCAAGCGGTTAAGAGATATTTACAAAGTAGTTGATTGCATGGAAATAGAGCCTTTTAATTTTGAACATAATATGGATATGGAGTTATCTAAAAACTCCTTTCCGTATTTTTTCCAGAATGTATTAGGTTTTGATTTTCCATCTTATATTCAAGAATGGCATGAGTTAATGAATGAAACTCAAAGGACTGTTATCATTTGTAGTCGTGACCACGGTAAGTCTGTATTTATGCACAGTTGGGTTGTATGGAAATTAATCTTTGAAGAACCCCCATACCAAATGCTATACATATCTTCTAACCAAAAGCAGACTCTTGTTCACATGAGAGACATTGATAAAATGTTTACTCATCCTATGCTTAAAAAATTCAAACCTGCTAGGGGTTGGGCTATTGGTAACATTACATTAACTAATGGTAATCAAATCTTAGAGCGTTCCGTAGGTTCACAGATTCGTGGATTGCACCCTCAAGAAATAGTAATTGATGACCCTTTGAAAGAGTTTAGTATGACAGGTATTCAAAAGGTTACAGATTGGTTTTATGGTGACATGATACCTACACTGCATCACACTGCATCATTGAGAGTTATTGGTACTCCATTTAGTTACACAGATATTTACCAACAGTTAGCAGAAAATGATGCTTATACGGTCAGAACATATCCATGTCTCAATTCTTTGAATGAACCCTTATGGCCGGATAGATGGAATTACGATGCGTTGATGGCTCGTAAAGCAGAAGTAGGTTCATTGATGTTTACAAGAGAATACATGTGTGTACCTATTTCAACGGGTACTTCTTTATTCAATCCCGATTATTTAGAGAGGGCCAAAGATAAGGATTATGTTTTGAAACCACAAAGGCGTGAAGGCTTCAAGTATTATGTAGGAGTTGACCCTGCTATCTCAACCGATGGAGATTACAATGTAATTACTGTATTAGAAGTTGATGAACATGACAATAAAACAGTAGTGTTTGTTGACCGTTCTAAGAATGTTGAGTTTAGAGAGAACATAGAAAAGGTTCGTCTAATAGGAAAGATGTTTCATCCCGAAGTAGTATTGTTTGAGACAAATACATTCGCTAAATCATTTACACAAGAATTAAGGAATGTATCTGATTTGAATGTTCATGACTTTAACACTACTAGAAAAAGAAAGGAAGAGATTATTCTAAGTTTGCAGATGAATTTTGAGAATGAAAAGATTAGATTACCTTATGGTAATGAAGAGAGTCGAAGAGTATCAATGATTCTTTTAGAAGAATTGTCAATGTTTGCTATTACAGACAAAGGAAAGTTTGAGGGAATTGGAGCGCATGACGATATGGTTATGAGTTTAGCCCTCGCTAATGCAGCCACCCATACTATGAGTGAAACATTCATACTGTTAGATGACTTGGGCTTATTTGAGCCGGTTAAGACTAACCGCTATCAACGCACTGGTGGCTTTATAGGAATGAATTTTTGAGGTGGTTATGTGACAACGGCAGAAGAATACGACGAAGCCTCTGAAAGAATGAAGCGTTTAGCGGAGTTAGAGAGAGAAAAGCAAGAAGAATTATCAGAAGTTCAAAATGATTTAAGCACTAAATTAACAGGAGTTTCTGATTATGTCATGTCTGATTATGAAGCAGTAAATACTTTATCCAAGAATCTAAATATTAATGCTACTGATGCTAGGAAACAACTATCCACATTTCCTTCTGAATATATTGTTGATGGTCAAAATATCCCAGACCTAGTAAGAAAAATGCGTAAAGCAAGAAGGAAACTAAAAGGAGATTCTAGAATAAGAATGTCTGAAACTATTGATACAGTTATTGATGGATATGCAGACCACATAAACAAATGTATTGATTCTATTTATTGGATTACTCCGTATAAGATTCCTCTATTGAAAATGAGATTCAACGAAAAAGATTTATCTAAATTAAATAAGATTTCAGAAGTTAAACAAAGAAGAAACATAGTTGATTCTCTTTGTAAATTATGGGAAATAGATTTAAACAAAACAGATATGGCTTTTGGTTCTAACTATGCTAAATTGGAAAAAGAATCTAGATTAGCAAAAAAGCAATTTAGAGAAGAGTTAAAGAAAATTAGCGACCAATCTTTAATTAAATCTAAAAAGGAAAAGTCTTTAAATTTTATTTTAAAATCAATATGCGAAAATCCGGGAATTGGTATTGGAACTATTCATGACCAAATGCCAAACAATTTACATAAAGCCAATTCAAGTAATACTATTTCTAAAATGATTAAGAAATTAGAAGTAGGTAGTATAAATGGTGCTTATTATAAATTACCTAATGAATTAAAAAAGAATGTTTGGGCTTATACTGCCGCATTTATTGATTCCGACGGCTATATTACTATGGATAGAAACCATAATCCAAGAGTAGGGTTGGTTGCCACTGGAGAAAGAGGTAAGGTGTTTATGAATGAAATGCACAAATCTATTGGGTTTGGTAAGTTGCATTTAGACCAAAAATCCCCTCAAGATACACGGCCTGTTAATCGCTTAAACTTTTATTCACAAGGAGATGTAGTCAATCTATTAACTAAATGCTTACCACATTTCAGACTAAAGAAGGGTAATGCTGAATTATTATTAGAATTAATTCGCATGAAAAAGTCACACAAGAAGGCTGATTGGTATAAGTCTAGGTGTGATGAGATATTCAAGTTAATGAAATGGGAGAACCATAAAGACCATGTTGGTTTTGATTTTGCTAAAGAAGGAATATATGTTGATGATATTTCTAAGTTACAAGGTAACTGTAAGATGTCTGCTATGGATGAGTTAGAAGGTATTGGAGGTATGATAGTATGAGTTGGGAAGAAGTATTGAAAAAGAAATCCACTGTCAATTCAGCAGGTAATTACACTAAACCTAAACTTCGTAAAAAAATCTTTAACCGAATTAAAGCAGGTAATAAGGGCGGTGCATCCGGTCAATGGTCTGCTAGAAAAGCACAGATGGTTGCCGCCGCCTACAAAAAAGCAGGTGGTGGTTATCGTGATTAATTGGCGTGATGTTCTCAAAGCCAAAGCAGAAACTCAACAGGCTTTAACCACTTGGACTGACGAAGAATGGGGAAGTCAAAAACAACACAAAGCGAAAGCAAAGGGTAAAACCCCCCCTTCTAAAGCAAAAGGAAGATATATGCCTAAAAGTAAATTTCAAGGAACAGGACAAGGAAGATTAGACTATCAAGACAAAAAGAAAGAAGAAGGAACTGAACAAGGAAAACAACATGTTCCAACAGGAAAGAAGTTCAAGCAGGTGTGATTATGTGGGAAGATATTCTGAAAAAGAAACCTAAAAGTGCTAGGTCAAGAGCCTTAGAGAGAGCCAAAAAGAAAGGGCTTAAAGGATTAAATAGACCACAGCGATTAAAAGACAGTTCAGGAAAATCACATCATGTAATGGCCTTTGAAGGTAAAAAAGCCAAGTACATTAAATTCGGTCAAGCAGGTGTAAAAACAAATCAAACTGCCGGACAACGAAAAGCATTCAAATCTAGACACGCAAAGAACATAAAGCGTGGTAAAATGTCTGCCGCTTATTGGGCTGATAAGGTAAAGTGGAGTCCAAAGAAAACCAAAGAAAAGAAGAATAAGAAATGGCGGAAGGGTAGTTGAATGTGGAAAGACATATTAAAGGCTGATTTTGTGGTAAAAACCAATTGGCCTGAAGCGGATTTTTGGCTACAAAAAAGAGGTTCTGAACAGAATGTCGGAAAGCCTATGAGAAAGTTTAGCAAGGTTCAAGGTCAATATAACATAGGAATTAAAGTACCGAAAGGAATGAATAAAGAATATGTATATGCACAATTAGCGGCACTATTTAGAAAAGGATATTGGCAAACACATTCTTACGGTACTATTAATTTACAGCATATTAGAGTCGATGATGTAAAGAAGATACTACAATCTTTTGAAAATAAAGAAGACTACACAGATGCTACATCAGATAAGATAGAAAAAATATATGATAAGTGGCTAAATGATTCTAAGTTGATAAGTCAATTACTTATGTCAAGTAACTCTCTAATTAGAGAAGGTCGGGAAATTAAAAGGTTCTTAGGGAAAATGGAGGACATGAGATGAAGTATTGCGGTCAATGTTATACTGCTGATATTGGGACTTATCCCTTCGGTTTTTGTCACGAATGTTGGGTCAAGGCTGGTAGTCCTAAGACCATGAAGATGAAAGCATTGATAAGAGAGGCAAATCCTCCAAATATTTAGGGGTGTAATTATGGCTGAAAAGAAGAGGCGATTCTCGTTTACTAATTTGTTTAGGCGTTCAACTCCTAAACCTGCGGATAGGCAGATATTCAACATGGGTATTCAGGAAAGACAGAATAACTACATGATGACGGCTCCTATTATTTATTCTATGGTTCAACAATCAGTTATTGTTAGGACTTGTATTACTCAATTAAAACAAGAGGTTTATAGAAGAGGTTATGTTTGGGAAAAAGCATTTGATTCTATTTGTAAACAATGCGGTAAAAAACACCAAAGACCTGTATCTGAATGTTCTAGATGCAAAAGCACTGATTTGAAAAAGCCAGATGTAAAGCAATTAGAGTATGCAGAAAAGTTTTTAGAAGGATATGTTAATCCTTCTGAACAATTATTTATTGATGTTCTGAAAGAATTAGAAGATGATTTGAATACAATGGATGATGCCTACATTGTCTTAGTTAAAGAATATTTCCTAGACGGTAATGGTAAAATAAGAATGCACCGCATAAAAGAAATCTTTAGAGGCGACCCTGTTACCATGTTTATTTATGCAGACGAAGAAGGTGTAAAGGGTACAAAAGGATTCACATGTATTAACCATAGAACAGTATTAGATACTGAACCGCACCACACTTGCGAAGAATGTAATGGTAAACTATATCCTGTTCATTATGTTAATAGGGCGAATGGAGAAGACCAATACTTCTTAGAAGGCGAGGTACTACACTTTAGTAAATATAGCCCTAGTAGGCTGTACGGTTTCTCTCCTGTAATTACATTATACAATCATATCATGACTCTAATTGCTATGGAGAATTATGTTAATTCAGCCTATACTAAGAGCAGAATGCCTAGAGGATTATTGGCAGTACAGACTCGTAACATGGATTCAATGAGAGCCTTTTGGCGTGGTGTAAAAGAGAAGATGGAATCAGACCCTCACTTTATTCCTGTTATGGGTGTTGAATCAGATGGTGGCGGTAAAGGTGCTGTTGAATGGATTAAGTTTATGGATAGTCTAAAAGAAATGGATTACATGTCCGTAAAGGATGATTTAAGAGATAGGATTTCGGCATTCTATGGAGTAAGTAAAGTATTCATGGCAGACAATACCACTAGTGGTGGGTTGAATAATGAAGGTATGCAGATTCTTGTTACTAATCGTGCAGTGCAAATGGCACAGAATGTGTATAATAATTATGTATTCCCGTATTTAATCAAGCAATTTGGTATTACTGATTGGGTTCTAAAACTACCTCCATCAGAAGAAGAAGATGAAATTTCAGAACTTCGTAAAAGAGAATTAGAAGTTAGTATTGCGGCAGCAATTAAAAATCTAGGATTTGAAGTTGAGATGGATGAAGACGGTCAATTTACTTATGAAAAACCTAAACCTATGGAGTCACAAGAAGGAGAAGAAGGGCAAAAAGGAAGTAAAGACCCCTTAGCAGGTTCTAATTTAGACCAAAGAGATTTAGACGAAAGTATGCGAGTAATGGCAGAAGGCGGAAGTAAGCCACAAGAAAATCCAGCGACAACTAGAAATAAGCCTAGTGTTGAGACAGGGCCAGATAAGCGTCTAACCGGATTACCTGAAGATGCCGGAAATCAGAATGTTGATTCAAGAACAGAAAGAAGAGTTGGTTGATATGGATTGGAAATCTATTATTAAAAAAGCAAGGACTATGGCGGATTTAAGCGATAGCGATAAATCAACCCTTGAAAAAGAAAAAGAAAGGTATAATAGAACCATAGAAGATGACCCAACAGAATATGATTCATTTGAAGAAATCGTAAACTTTTATTTATCTGAAGGAAAATCAATTCCTCAAATCGTGGAAAGTTTAGATGACGAATATAATGAATGGTTCACTTCTTCTGATGGGGAAAAATGGGCTAAATCTAAGGGTGGAATGACTCATAGAGAATATTATGATGTAGTGGATGACATGCTTGGAGAGGATAGCGACCATTTTACCGAGGATTATGACCTTAGCGAAGAAGCACTGGAAAGGCGGTCTGAAAGAAGTGCAGATGCTTATTTCTCAGGCGGCGGATATAATATGGGTGATGACTAATGAAAGAAGATAGTAAGCAAAAAGAAATGAGACTAAAGAAAGAATTAGCAAAGATTAGGAGTCAAAATGCGGCAGATAGTCGTAAAGCAACTCCTAGCAGGGATTTCTCCGTTGGAGGATTACCGCCGGACACATCGCATAAATCAATTAATGCGTCTAATGATGTTCCCGATGTTGTTCTTTTACCTAAGAATAGAAGAGGCAAAGGCGAAAATATTCCTTTTTGATGTGATTATATGTTATGGGAAGCAGTGCTAGTAGGGCGTGAAAACGACCCTTCTTTTTTATTGAAGGCATTGGTTAATGACATAGAAAAGAGATACAAAGGAAATAATCCGTATCTAGATAATGAAGGTAAGGCCATTGATGAAGTAAAGGCTAAGGAATGGGAGAAAACACCAACTGTTCAAAGTCTAAATTCGATAGAGATTTTAGATAAAATACCTACGATTGGTAATAACTCTTTAAGGGATGCTTTCATATCAGCAGGAATGTATGCTATTAGTGAGAAAAATCTATTTAATAGAAGCAATACATTTAAGGTATTTTATGAAGCACAAAGAAAAAAAATACAAGATTATTATAAAAAACTTATTAGTAATCAAAAGAAACAAAAGTATTCTTTATCTGAATTAAATAAAGAATGGATAAAAGATAATAGATATTGGAATCCTAAAGATAAATCAATAGATGAGTCTAAAAAGAAAATATTTCATGATTTAGGAATATCAACCGAAGGAACTTTCACAGGATATGACAGACCAATAGAAGGCTTTGAAGATAAATTTTTTGGGAGTAAGGAAAGCCTAGAACCCGAACTAAAGAAACTTAAAGAGCGATTAGAAAAAGAAGAGAAAAAAACTGAAAAGGATTTCGATAATATAAACTTTAATTGGCAAACTAAAGAGGATGCCATTAAACAGAATAAAAAGTCTATTGAGTATCTAAAAGAAGAAATAGAATTAACAGAAGGAAGAATCGCAGAAGGTAAAAGAAATCAATTAAGTAATAAACAATTATTTTCTATGTATGGAGGAAAGGCTAAGTTCCAAAAGAAAATAAATGATAGTTATGTTTCTGCTATTAAACTATTAGAACAAGAAGATTTAAGATTGTTTGATGAGAACTATAAGAAAATGCAAACTAAAATAGATAAGGATATATCTAATGCAATTAAAAACACAAAGCCATCTCCCGATATGAAAGATACTATTACCTTTGAAGAAGTATATAGTAATATAGAAGGTCAAAGTGAATTAACTGCACTAAAAGACCTTCTTGATAATAAAGAAATGAAACAGTATTTAAACCTTCTATCAGATAAATACACTCTTCCTAAGAAATGGGATGATATGTCCGATAAGGAACAAAATACTTGGGAGTTAGATAATAAAAGAAAGTTTCAAACTAATTACCAAAGACTATTAAAAACCTTATATGCTCTTAAAAATAAATATTCTGCTGATGCTCCTACTTCAAATAAGATTGCAAAAGTTGAAGCGGTCATAAAAACTCTTAATGATAGATTTAACATGAAGTCATGGAAACCGGCCAGAAAAGAAGCAGAAGAAATGAAAAGAGAAAGCGGCACATCTTTGAGAAGAGATTCTAAAGAGTCTGACTTTGGCCCTAATAAATTAAAAAAACCAAGACCTAAAAAATGGAAATCAATGTCATTTAAAGAACAGCAAGAATGGTATTCAAAAAACACAAGTAAAAATCCTAGAAGAAAAGCCGCAGAAGAATCTGAAATGCAGAATATATATGAAGTGGTATTTGGCGACAAAGAACCTTTAGATAAAATAGGTAAGAATAAAAAAATAAAAGCACTATTACCTAGTAAAGAAGTTGATGTTACGAAACCCACTAGGGAAATGTGGGGTAATCTATTAACTAAACTAGAAGCGTTTGGTAAATCTAAAAACCCCGAAAGTCAATTTAACAAGTTAATCTTGTCTAATGAATTATATCTTATTGATGTAATTAACTTAGTACAGACTAAAAGAAATAATGTATATCCTAAATACATGAAATTAACGAGTAAAAAGTTTGTATTTCAGAAACCTCCCAAAAAGAAAAAAGATGTTTCCATAGGGGGAACTAAGACTAGTCAATTATCCCCAACAGTAGGACTTTTTGATAAACTTGAGGGTCAAATGACTTCTGCACAAAGAAAAAAGTATCATAGTTTTATAGAAACAATCTTAGATAAAATCCCAAAAAAATATATTAGTGTAGTTAAAAATAAAAAGGGAGAAGACGAAGAAAGAATAGATTATGAAAAATTAACCGCCCCTAAAGGTGAAGGGGGAATGGGTTCTGCGGGTCAGAAAATATCAGATGAATTAGAAACAGAAATGAGTCTTGCTGGTAAAGGACATAAATATTTACAAGGCTTGGAAAAGAAAATTAAATCCAAAAAATATAAAGGTCTTGAAGATGGAGAAACTGAAGAATTTGAACCCACGGGAAATAAAGACCCAAGAACAGAAAGTCAACGAGCGTGGGATAAAAAGTACTTCCGTAAAGCCGAGGTTGGTAGCAATAAAGCGGCTATGAAAGCAAGAGAAAAAAAATATGCAGAAATGTATAAGAAAGCAACTATGGCTAACTTTACTAAGTTAAAAGAAGATATAGATAAAGTTAAGCCCGATGAGTTAGATAAGTATTTCAATAAAACAAAAAGTGTTATGGATGCTGATTTATTCCATTGGATTGATAAAACTAACAAAGGAATAAGCATGAGGATTATTCCTTATGGAGAAGGAGATAAAGATTACTCCACCATTAGAAAAGATGTTCTTGATATAATGAAAATATTAGATAAAGATATGGAATACGAAGGTTCTGAAATGAAAGTATTAGATGTTCTTAATATTCTCGGAAGAAAGGTGTATAAAAAGAAAGCAGGTTCTATTGTTTCAGCCAAGAAAAAAGAGGTTTCTGCTAAATTAAAAACCATAGGTGAAGAAGCAGTTAGAGCAGTTATGGATAAAGATAGTAAAGATTTCAAGATACCTAGATTGCTTAAATTAAAATTAAAGCAAAACAATCTTAAACTTAAAAAAGAGTTTTATAATATATTTACTGTTACACCGACCCCTGATAAAACGACAAAGGTTGAGGCTATGAGAATAGTTGAAGGTACTGAAGAATTATTAAATCAATTAACCCCAACAGAAGAAAAACTGTTAGTTATTTGGGAAAAGGTTTCTGATTCTTTAAAAGCCACTCCTGAGCAAAAAGAGGCAAGAGAAAGACAAAGAGTAGTCATGGATAAAGAAGAATTACGGGCTATTAATGAGTTATTAGAAGCGTATGAAGATGCAATATATGATATTGACGAAAAACTTGACCCTCTTGCTAATGAATTAATTGAAGTTCAAAAAGCAGTTGAAGAGTTAGGATTTGGCGAAAGAGAAGTTGAACACACAAAGCGGCTGATGAAGAAACAGGCGGATTATTTGAAAACAGTTACGAAAAAATATAACGAAATAAGGCGTTATGCTGTGGAATTAAAAAATAAAATAGGTGAATAACATGACATGGGATTACTACGACAACAAAGAAGAATTTATTCTTAAAGCAAAAAAATCACCTGAAAAAACTATTCTTAATAGTTTAGATAAGAAGCAGACTAAGAAGTTGAAGAAGACACTGCAAGCGGCAGAACCTACTGAATTTTTTGGTCAAGACTTTACTAAGATGGGTGACTTAATTGATGTGCTTAAAGATTTAGACCTTACAAAGTCAGATAAAAAACTAAATAAGCGCATGAAGAGTATGGATGAGCGCAACCTTGACATAGTGGCAACCGCTACCAAACTCCGTAAGGACTACGAAACCTTGTACCGGCAATTACGGGAAATGGTTTATCCAAAGAAAAAAGGTGAAAAAGATGAGTGAAAGTGAAGATGTATTGGCTATTCTAAAAGCCTTAACCGAAAAAATTGAACAGTTAGAAAAAACAGTCTATCATCAAGATAACCTTTTGATGAAGTCAGGTTTTGTAGTAGCAACAAGTCCAAGTCCAAAAATGAATAATTCAGTAGCCGCAACTTCGGGTATTGGAGATGTTTCTAATATGGAATGGTCTGATATTCATAAGATGGTCGAAAAGATAGGTGGTCAATAATGCCAGAAAGAGTAACTAAAGAAGAAAGAATAGTGAGCCTTGCTATTGAAAAGGCTAGGAAAGCAAAGGAATTACTTCAACAAGAAAGCACTCATGAAAGATTGCCTCTTGAAGATGAATTGGTAGTTGAGAAAATTACACGGCCAAAGGCTAAAAATGTAAAGTTAATGAATCAAACAGACCAAAAAGAAGGATATGGTCTTGCTGGTGAGTCTATTGAACATACGATTAAAAAGAATATAAGGATTAAGCGACAAAGAGAAGGTAAAGAAATACTAGAATTATTAGATTCCTTGATTGGTAAAGAAATGACTACTTCTCATAAAGGTAAAATTGTATCATTAATGACTAGAATGCTATCCTCTGCTCAAGAAGATAATCTGCCTCAGTGATTTCTATGCCAGCATCCGGCCTTCTATTTGAGAAGGGTAAAGCCTCTAATGAAATATTAAGATTATTTGAAAGAGTTAGAGTGGCGTATCTTTCTGCACGAACAGACCCCAAAGAATATGGGTCAAAGTGGCATAGTGCAGTGGAATACATTAGAGATGAATACGATGATTCAGAAGAGTTTGGAGAAGAATTAAAGAATTTCATCAATGATAAAGATTTAGAGCATGAAGATGCTAAGGATGCAACGACGACTACTGCTGAAAAGATATACGAATCTGTAAAAAATCTAAGGTACTCTTCTGACCAAGTTAGTGACCCCTTCTCTAAAAACTTCAAAGGTAATGTCCTTGAAGAATTACTTGATAATCCTGAATCAATGGTTAAATTCGTGCATTATGCTATGCGTTCAGACAATAAAGCACTTAAACCATCCATTTACAGCGTTAAAGACATGGAACCTGACACAATTACAGAGGGTCTTATGGGACTTGACCTAGAAGTTGACGATATACCCCTCTATATTATAGAGCATTACGGTGACGGAAAAGACTCAAAGAAGGTCGGAAAGAAAGTTAAGGCTGCTATGTCTATGTTAGAACTATTATTCTTTTCTAAGCATGATGAAGAAGATTGGGATGAATTAAAAGACATTGATATGGAAACTGATACTCCTAAGAAAATGATAACAAAGTCTGATACTGAAAAGGGAAAGACAGATTTTATTACTCCTAATAAGCCAATGTATAGAATCTTTGAGATAGATGATATGAAAGAACTAAAAGGGTTTAGTGGTGAGTATATTGTTCAAGAAAAGTATGACGGTATGAGAATACAAGTACATAAGATAGATAATAAGATAAAAATATATTCATACGATGAAAAGGATATTACTAGTAAATGTAAAGAACAAGTCAAGGAATTAGAAAAGAAACACTTCGGAGATTGCATTCTAGATGGGACACTAGTGTTATTTGATGGTGATAATTCTTTATCTAGAGCAGAAGTTATTTCACAGGTATTTAGTGACAAAAATCCTGACTTTAAACTAAAGGCTCATATGTTTGATATTATTAGACATAATGAAAAAACTATTGCTGATGAACCTTTGAATGATAGATTAAATATTATGTTTAATAATTATTCAGTTCATTCAAGCGAATACCTTAACTTTCCTTCTAAAAAAGACACTCGTTTAGCAGACTCAATAGAAGATGTTGAGAAGTATGCTAAAGAAATAATGGACATGCCAACAGCAGAGGGAGTAGTAATTAAAGATGCTACTTCAACTTATTACATAGGCACACGCAAAAATCCTAAATGGGTTAAGTGGAAGAGTTATGTTGATTTAGATTTAATAGTATTAGATAAGAAAAAGAAAGGGAATACTTATTCCTATGCTTTAGGTGCTGGCCCAACAGAAGGCGAAGGCAAAGAATACGAAACAATAGAAGGTAATACCTACATGAATGTAGGTAATGCAATTAATACTAAGATTGAAGTTGATGTTGGTTCTATTCTCAGAGTTAAAATAGACGAGGTAAAGAAGACAGGTGATAAATACTTAATTTATTCTGCTAAAGCAATAGAAGTACCTGAAGTGGAAATGCCTGACAAGTTAGTTACTTTGGAATTGTTATCTAAAGACAATAAAAAAGAATTAAATTACGATGTTAAAGCATTAGAGAAAGGAATAGTAATTACTGATTATATTCACGGCGAAGCCTCTATTATTATTAAAAGTGACATGGATGGTTTTACTATCTATGGGTTTGATGAACATAATTTAATGGCTAAAAATGCTATGTTAGATTTAGATGTTTGGAAAACTCAAGCAGAAGAAATAATGAAAACGAAGCAATCCAAATTGACAGTAGCGGCATTTAATCATATGAAAGAAAAAGGCCCAAAAACTCCTAAAGAATTGCATAATTATTTAGTAAAGTCTCACTCTTCCCTTTATGAAGACATTTTAGATAGTAAATTGACAAGAGTAAAAGATTGGATGGAACAGAGGGATGGTATATCTTATGACGAAAAGACAAAGAAATTGTTTTCTGACCCTGATAAAATAATGCAAGAGACAAATATACTCAAGCAGTATAAAACACCTAAAGAATATCAAAATGGAAACTTTAAATTATATCTAAGAGAAGATGAAAATTTAAACTTAGTAATTAAATTAAAAGATGAAACTTTGAATTGGCTGATAGATTTAGAAAAAGACGATGATATATTCAAATTGTTTGGTAAAGCCAATAAATACCCTGCACAAGTAGCACAGAACATATCTAAGAAGAAAATTATTGATTCTGGGAAAATAGGTCTTGGGGTACAGAAGAATGGCTATCACGAATACTTCCTAAAAGGAAATAAGTTTGAAACTAAATTGCATCTTAGAGTGCTAGAAGCAGAAGGTAAAACAATGTGGTTAGCATGGACTGGCTACAAACAGAAGCCAGCAGACAAAGAAGGTGATGCTGGCTTATGGAATATTTACGAGGATAGGTATAGAAAAATACCACTTCCTGAATAATGAGCCGATTCTTTAATATAGTCATTAAAATTACAAGGGGTTGAAGACTATGAGCATTAGTGTCATGGCATCTAGGAATAATGATTTCAGGATTCTTAAAAGTGATGAATTAATGATTGGTGGTTATGCAAGCATCGAAGTTGTGGATAAACAAAACGATTTAATTACACTAGAAGCATTAAATACCGCAGTTAAAAAGTTTATGGATGATAAGAAATTCAGAAATGTAATGACAAATCATTCTAATGTTCAAGTTGGTGAAGTAATAGACTCTTATCGAGATAAAAGTGGAAAACTATGGAAATCAGAAGTTGATGATGTAGGATTTTTTGTAGTAATAAAGTTAAGAGATGATATAGAAAAAGCCAAAGAAGTTGGAAGAGGTATTCGTAAAGGAACATTAAGGTCTTTTAGTATCGGTGGACAAGCATTACAAAAGGTAAAGAAAAGTCACGGTGAATTAGGCGAATACAACGAAATTAGTAAATTAGAACTCCATGAGGTAACAATCTGTGAAAAAGGAATTAACCCCGAAGCAAAGTTTGATATTTTAAAAAGAGATAAAGGAGATGAAAAAATGAGTGATAAACTTGAGAAAGCATTGAATGAGTTGGATATACTTCTAAAAGAAGTTGAAGAACTTAAGGGCGACGAAGAGGAAATGGCTGAATACGCTGAATCCGAATCTGATGAAAACATGGAAATGGCAGATGAAGAAGAAATGGCAGATGAAGAAGAAATGGCAGATGAAGAAGAGATGATGGGTGGAACACACCCTGCTTACAAGGATGGTGCAGAAAAAGCATATCTTCGTACTCTTGATGGCGCAGGTAATCAAATTGGAGAACCAGCAGACCGTATTGTAATTAACAATGGTAAGCCTACTGCAACCGATATGCCGGTAGTTAAGGCATTTAACAACGGAGAGTTTGATACTCTAAACCTTTCTAATTCTAACATTGAAAAGGCATACGAAGCATTCCGTCAAGAACAACTTGAAGCACTTGCATACGACAACCTACGAAAGTCTTTTGAAACTCGTTTTGAGTCTGAAAAGGCAAACCGTGAGAATGTTCTAGCAAAGTCTCAATATGACGCACAGGCTGAAATTGCTTCCATGAAGCAAGAGTTTAGCGACCTACGCAAGTCTCTTACTGCTGAAAAAGAAACTATTCTAAAGGCACAAGAAGAGTCAGTAATTAAAATGCCAAGCATTGAAGAGATTTCATCAATGGATTGGTCAGATATTCACAAGATGGTGAACAACAGATAAGGTGATTAAGATGACAGGATATATTAACACAATAGCAGATTTAGAAGCACAAACATATGGAATGAATCTTCCAGCCGGTAATGCCTTGCTAAAGCAAGCAGGTATGGTTGGTGGAATACACACAGGACATGACGGTTCTCCGTCATTTAGCGGTTCAGCCGTTTCTGATGTATCAGCCCTATACAATGTAGTTTACGGACAAAAGGTTTGGTCTATGCTAAACCGTGAAGTTAACGCATTGTCTATGATTTCAAAGCGACCTTACACTTCAAGTGGATGGAGAGTACTAAAGAGCAGACCTGCGGGTGGTTCTGGTAATCTCTTTACAGTTGATAAAGCAGATACTTCCCTTACATTGGGAGAATTGGGTTCAGACACACCAAGAGCAGACGCAATTGGTGGTGTACCAGAAAATGCAGGTCTTTCAACCGCACAAGATGGATTGGGGCCAATTGCACCAACTTATGCTCAATTGAACATGAGTCCTAAAGTAGTTGCTCATCAATTTGATTTCAGCGAGTTGGCTATGGAAATGGCACAAATTGACGATGGTATCGGAGATATTAGAGCGCAAATGCGTGAAGATATGGGTAAGCACCATGCAGAAGTACAAAACAAGATGCTTGTTATGCCACTACAATTTTACGGTGAAGCAACTCTATTGCCTAACATTGGTAACAATTATACTTCTTTGCTAAAGGTAGTTACTTCAAAGGCTGAATTAGACCTATTGGATGCACAATCTTCTCTAATGACAGATGGTGCTACTGCAACAAATGTAAGTCACATTTACGGTACAAACCGTGATAGTGCTTCATTCCTTGATTCAGAAGTTGACCAAGGTACTTCCTATGCGGCAACAGATGTTAGGTCACTAACTCTAACTTTGCTAAATAACATGGTTCGTAACTTGAGACTTGCTGGTGGTTCACCAAAGGTTATTCTAACCGGATATGATACCATTCAAGCAATTGCAGACCTATTGCAAAGCCAAGAAAGATTCATGGATAGAAAGGAAATTGTACCAACAGTTAACGGTGTTCGTGGAACAAAGGGTCAAGAAGTCGGATTTAGAGTAGCAACATACTACGACATTCCACTAATTCCTGTAAAGGACATGACACAAACTGGACTTGCTTCAACTAAACTATCTGACCTATTATTCCTTGATACAGACCATCTATGGTTATCTGTTATGAAGCCAACTCAATACTTTGAGGATGGTATCGCTAATGGAAACCCATTCGGTGTAGGAACACTAGGAAACCGTGCATTGTACCGTACTATCGGTGAAGTCGGTTGTTCGTTCTTCAAGGGTCAAGGTAAAATAACTAACATACAGTGAGATAAAGGAGAGGATGAAAAATGGCATTTGCAACAGTAATACACTTAGAAATGAATTTAGAAGGAAATAGAAGAATAGTTTGTGGACAAACTACTTCCGATAGCACAGATGGAAATATTGAAACAGGGCTTTCAAGCGTTGATTCTCTATTATTTACCCATAAGGGTTCTGCTGAAGAAGCGACGGCAGCAGTAATTAATGCTGATTTGCCACTTGCAAGCGGTGATGTAGCAATACATTGTGTTAGCGGTGATGTAGTCTATTTCATGGCAATCGGACAGTGAGGTGTTTTAATTGGCACTAGTTTATACAGTAACTCTTTTGGGCGACCATAAGGGCAATACTCGCCCTAAAGTTAGTGGTGATGAATATGTGGTTGATGCACTATTAGATGTGACTTCGCATGTGGAGGCAGGGGCAGAAATCCCTGCTTCTGCATTCGGTCTATCAACAGTGCATTGTGTATCAATTACCGGACATGAGGGTGCTAACGATGTTTACCCGCAGATTCTAACTTCAACAGGTGGTGTTTATGAATCAGATACTTCGTTTAAAATTATATTTACTAATTTAGACGGAACCAACGCTACTGCGGCGGCTGATGATGCAGACCCTACTTGTGCAACAAGACTTAGAATTTGGGGCAACCTTTGAGGTGATTAGGTGGTTAAAGTTAAGTTAACTCCTAATTCAACAATTGGGCTACTAAACATAACACCTGACTTACAAATCACAAGAGAAAAAGAAGCAGAAGTTAGCGTTGTCTTTGCAATTAATTGCATTGGCGACCCTAACTATCTGTTTACTTTCTCTGAAGATGACCGTTTAGAATTGGAAAACGCTAATAGGCAACTATTAGACAGTGCTTCAATAGGCTTAGGTATAGAAAATCTATCGGCTAAAATGCTGACTGATACTCTTTTACCACCTAAAGTAGTACCTAAAAAGCGTTCACTACCAAAGACGACTAAGAAGGAATCCTCTAAGGCTTCCTCCAAGTCCTCTCTTGCGTGATTTTAACCGGCAGTGTTAATAGAGAGGCGTAGCCTCCCTAAAACAGAAGGTGATGATATGACATTTGGTTGTAGGTCTAGCGGCGTATTAGGCGCAAGTAAATTAATTGTAACAGGTAAAACAAAGTTAGTTAGCATACATGCGGCTCTTTTTATTACCGGCGGAACAGCCGCAACGATTAATGTATATGACGGTTTGGATAATTCTGGCACTAAAATAGCCATGATTAAACATTCGACTAATGGATATTATAATTATGAATATGATATGCACGGAGTTTTGTGCAATACAGGTCTATTCTTAGAAGTAATTGAAGCGGGTTCTTCCACTGTTGATGTTTCAGTGGAATTTGCTTGAGGTGTTTAATATGGCAGTAATGAATCAAGATACTAGGTTAATTATGACGATTCTATTCGTTGGTACTGTTAGTGGAGCAAATGTTTATTTCTATGCTTCTTACGGTTCTAATTTCCCATACACTCAATTATCTCATGCTGTATTGTTTGGGCTAATCACAGTGGGCGGAATTATGGTTCTTAAAGCAGTGTTTGATTTAGCACTAAATGATAAGATTGAAATTCGACTATTAGATAGACGAATAGCGGCTTATTGGGAACGAAAAAAGCGTGATGAGCAACAAAGACAAAGGCTCCAAGATACTATGAAACAGTATCAAACTACATTTAATACTACACCATTAACCCCTGCGTATGAATCTGAAAATACGGTATCAAACCAATTTTTAGCAGAATTACAATGAGGTGATTAAGTGGTATTTGGCGACATAATGGGTTTTAGTGAATCCGACTATGTGTATAATCAAAGCAGGGCGCATTCTGCTGACATGTTTTTTATCAAGGCTAGATTTTGGTTTTGGGGAATAACTGCTACGGTTGCTGGTTTTTTAGCAGGTAATATAATGGGTGTCTTTGACATCAATATTATGGGTTGGATAGTAAATACAGTAAAGGATTTATTTCATTGATGTGGTGTTATGAATGTCAATGATAGCAGGGTTCGCAGTAGTTGTAACGGAGGCTTGTATTGCTTTTTGGAAAAGAGTACATGCAATTAATTTTGGTGTTTATGGGGCTACAATGGTTGGAAAAACAACATTAAGTTATCAAATGAGAACAAGGGGAGAAGTACAAACTATTCAAGAAAGAACAGTAGGCCTACATAGACCTACTAGAAAGGTTATTAAATTAGAAGGAGATGTGCATACCATTAGAAGTTCTGATATAGGGGGAGAAGCGATATATTGGAAAGAATGGGCTAAAGATATGCAAGTTAGAAAACCTAAATATGTTATTTTTATGATAGACCATAGACATTTAGATAGTCCAGCCAATTTAGACCACCAAGTAGCATGGAAATTTTTAGTTGATATTATATTAAGTGATAGATGGCCGAGTGGTAAAAAGAAAAAAGATAAAGATTATCCTATGGCAATTGGTATTTGGGCTAATAAATATGATATTTGGGGAGATAAATACAAGTCTAACCGTGAAATAGATAAGCATGAGATATTTGACCCATTTACTTATGGTATGAGAAAACTAAATGATAAAGGAATACCTACTTACAAATATATAGTTTCAGCAAAATCAGACCCCGAAATGGTGTATAGAGGAATCACTACAATGATAAAAGATTATTGAGGAATTAAAATGTATCAACAACCGAACTTAATAGGAACTAATGTTCCAATAACACCAAATCAAAGCAACCCAAGTCAAATGCAATCATTTTCTTTGAATAAATTTTTACCTAAATTACAACAATTTAGAGCCGCAGGGAATATATCAGAATATAGTTATGATAGTATTAAACCTAAAAAGAAACTAAAAGAAATTAAAAAGATTTTATATCCTGAAAAGAAAAGTTTTCTAAAAATTAAATATGGATTTAAGTTTAATTTTAAAGACATATGTGTTGTTTGTGGGACTCATCATGTTTGGGAATCAGGAGACTTTTTGAGGCCACCTATACCTTTAGATAAAGTAACTAAAGGTAGGCCACTAAGAGGAACCTATTGTCAAAAACATGCAGGTATTCATAAGCAAATGGAAATGCTTCAACAGCAGATTTTAGCAGAAGAACATGGGTTAGATTTTAAGGCATTTATCCCAAAGGCAAGAATGCCGAAGATGCTATCAAGGTCAGGGCCGTTAACTACCTTAACAAAAGAAGAGGTAATGACGCTTACGGCGGGGGGATGGTTTATTAAGCCACCCACCATCACAGACAATGAGACTACTATGGCTGAAATAGTCAGATTAGTAGCGGAAATAGGTTTAACTACCGAAAGATTGAATTTTTTAATAGGTAAGGAGGAATGAATATGGGATTTTTAGGAACAAGTAATGGAACAGTAATGAATGCGGTTAATGCACAAAGCGACCAGCAGTTTAAGAATGTAAGTAACTTACTTTCTTTGCAAGAGAACCATGTCGAGGAATTTTTTCAGTATCATGGAAAAGAGTTTTTATCGGCTATGGAAAAACTAATAGAAGATGTTGTGGAAAGAGCAGTTAGTCAGATGCTAACTAAGTTAGTATTCGTACAAGACTCCACTAGCGGGACTATGAAATTGCAATCAGGTTCTTTATCTGAATTTGAGAAAATTACTCAAGAAAACATTGAGTTAGATTTAACAAGACTATTAGATTCAGCAATTAATTCAGAAGTAATTAATCAAAGAAAAATGGCTAAACAACAATACTTAGAATCTCAAGGATTTTCTTCTCCGCAGGGAGGTCAACAAGTTGGAGTAGGTTTGGCAGTAGCGGGATTAACCGGACAAACGCAACAGTTCCAACAAATGCAAAACGCTACCAATAACGGCAGTGGTTATCCTATTCCACCAAACGGTACAGACGGATATGGTAGGCCATATTGGTTAGATGCTCAAGGTAATATGACACTTGAGCCACCATCTTCGGGATTAGGTCTAGGAGGCGCAATTCAAAAAGGTGCGGCTTGGGCTAAATGGTTAATGTGATGGTGATTAAGTGGAAATAATTTACAGTGGTGCTGGCGGTTCAGCCGTCGAATGGACTACTGATTATGCTAGTAATCAAATGCAGTATTATATTTTTAGTAAATACATAGATTCTAGAAAGAAGGATTTGAATGATATTAATAGATATATCGAAGCCATTCCTAAACTAAATGAAGAATTTGATGCTGATAAATTTAGACAAATAACTACAAAAGCATTTAATGATATTAAATCAAAAAAGATTAGTCAGTTATCTGTATTAAATGATTTTAGTAATAAATTTTATTTTAAAGAGTTAGTCGAAAATTATACCATTGAAGAACTATCTAGAGATAAGACACTAGATAAAATAACAAGAGAAACTGCTAGGGTTGACTTTTCTGATGAAATAGAAGATGGATGGACTAACGATTTTAATAGTTACTTTAACACTTTATGGGAAACTAAAAAGACTGAAAAAGACCAAAAAAGTAAAGAACAAGTAATGCCTGTAAAGGAAACAAAAACCAAGACAGGTCGAAAAACTAGAAGAGTTATTATTCTAGATGAACAGGAGTTAAAACCTGAATTGCCAAATAAAGGCGCACCTAAGAATAAACTTGAAAAACTAAGTGACTTAGGTTTTGATTGGATTTATGGTCAAACGATGAGTCAGGATATTAATTTAAAAGACACTAAGGTAGGTCATGAAGATGTTATGCGATTCGGTAAAGAAGGAAGACCAGCACAGATTATTGATGCTGATTTAATGCAATCATTCGATAAGTTCTATAATAGGGCTAAAAGAGAAAAAGGAACAGGGGCTACTGCTCCTAAAAAAGTATTTGATTTACCTTTTGTTTTTACAAGGACTCTCTATTTCATAGAAGAAATCAAAGAAGATTTAGATAATTGGTTAAAGACTTGGGAAAGTTCTAAAGGCATGAAATTGTCTGATAAGGAAAAGGAAAAGAAAAAGAAAATAGATAGGTACTACAAGTTAACTAAACCCATACGAGAAGAAATGAAAAAAGAAATGGAAGTATATGACGAAGTTGACAAAGAGTTTGATGCCATAGAAAATAAAATAAAAAAGGGCATTCTTCTTAGTGAAGAGGAATTGACTAGAATAGATAAAATTAAAATTACAGAAAAACCCATAGTGAGATTAGATTTAGAAGAAGATGAAGAAGATGAAGAAGATGAAGAAGATGAAGAAGAATCTGATGAAGTCCAAGCAACTGAAAGATATGTTGAAACCGACGAAAAGATAGTATTTAGTGAAGAATACGAAGCCAATAAAGAAAATTTAAAGGATGAAAAGGTTATAAAACATTTACTTGAAACCTTTTCTTATGCTACATCAGCCTATGATGATATAATCGAAGATAAGTGGAAAGGTTGGTTAGAGCAATACCAAAAATTAGGCAAACAATTATTTAAAGAGTTTGAAGCCAAATTAGGTATAAAAAGAGAAAAAACCACTTTAAGTTCCGCCGATGAAAAAAAGGCATGGTCTAATCCTAAAAGTTTTATAAAAACAAATAAAGGCATAATTAGAGCCTTAAATGATTTAAAAACATTATACACAATAAAGTTAGTAGTAACAGAAACGATTACTAAAGATAAAGAAGGAAAGGAAAAGCCACCCAAATATACAGTCAATACCTTTATGTTAACTGCAAAACAAGAGTTAGTTCCTCCTATTGTTCCAAAAGGAAAGGGTGGAGGAAGTGAAGCCTCTCCTTTTAAGCAAAGACCGTCAATTCCTCATATTAGGGGAGAAGGTTCTCCTTTATCTGGGTTTGATAAAGAACCTTATGAAGTTAGCAGAGATATTAATTTATTCGCTAAAAGAATAAATAAAAAATTAAAGCAATTAAATATGGTGATTTGAAATGCCGATAGCATCCTCCCCAAGTGACTATACCGCAATTGATGTTGATTACTCAACAGGAAAAGGTTTCTATACAGACAAAGATGCAGTATCGGACTTACTACAAGTACCTGCATTTTCATCATCGACTTATCCTAGTCAAGCACAAGTAGGTTCAATAATAAAAACTATTGAAGGTCTAGTTGACGAAAAGGTAAAGCGTTCATTTAGACCTATCATATGGAAAAATGAATATCATAATTTTGAATTTATTCGCCATCCTATGCAATCTTATTATGGAGGATATGTAGGTTTTATTCAATTAGACACTCTAAAAGTTAAAAAGATTATTTCACTAAAGGTATGGCAAGGAAATCAATATCAAGAATTGGCTTCCGCTTCGGCATCTATTAGTTTGAATACAACAGGCTATAATAGCCTAAGAAGTATAACTTTACAATTACCTAATAGTGGTGAATCATGGGTGCTTTATCATCATGCAGAAGGGAGTTTAGCCTCACACAATACATTCCATAATGGGTTCGGTTCTAAGACAACAGCAAAAGAAATCTGTCATTTAATCAATGAAGAATACCCTGCTAACACTGCACAATTTACAGGTGCTACAAGAGATAAAGTATTGTCTTCTTCTCCTAATAGCCTAAACATAAGTGATTTCTTTTATGCAAGCATAGACCCCGATGATGGTAATAAAATAAACATTTCTAGCCTTTTATCGGGTGAGGATGGCTCGTATTGTACTATCACAACAGCAGATAAAGCGGGTCAGACATCAAATACTACTACAACTCCGTTCACTGATATGCAAGATATGAAGAGACTTGGTTCCTTTTGGTCTATTGGTGATGAAGGTCGAATCTTTTTCCTTAGAGATTATCCTTATCATACTCAAAATTCAATCATAGTTACTTATATTGCAGGTGATGGGAGAGTACCTTCATTAATTCACAAAGCAACAACTATGTTAGTAGCGGCTGAATTGTTACGACATGATGACCAAACCATTCTTATTGCTGAAACAGGCGGTAATATATCAACTAAAGAAAAATATGATATATTAGTTAAAGAAGCCAATGCTTTAATTAAAGGTAAAGGGGATATGGTATTCCTTATTGATTAGGTGTTAGTATGAATATTGATGCTTCGATAAGAGGATTTAGAAAATATCTTGATATTGAAAAAGAAAGACAAAAAGGAATGAAAGAATTATCTGAATTGTTAGGAATGGACTTTACTTTTAGTGATGAAGAAATGATTAGGAATGCAGAAAGTAATTTTTCTAAAGCGATTGCAAAGGAAATACAGAAGGAAATAAAATCCGCTATCAATAATATGAATAAAATAGGTTCAATCGGTACTGCTAAAAAAATAAACCCACCATACTAAGGAGAAATAATTATGGATGAAGTATCTTTGCTAATAGATTTAGTAAGTAGTAAGTGGTCTTCTTCTGTTAGTACTTTACAAAGTGCAGGGACTATTTCAGCAGACCACGCAGGTACTCCTAATTTTGTTGATGTAAGAACATTACAAAAAAATAAAGGGGTAAGGTATGATTTGACCGCTAAAGATGTAATTATCTTTTTTGAAGATGGTCAGAATCTAGAATATCCTACGGTTCACTTTGATGTGAGAAATGAAACCTATACATTCACAATGCACATACGCACGATTCACGATGAAAGAGCCGGAACGGATGCTGATTTTGGAAAAGATAGGCTAAGGGCTTTATACTTGATTGCTCGTCATGCACTTGAACGGGGGCGTACTGGCTACACTGCAAGTGACGGCTCTAAGTTTAATCAAATATTTGTTGGTTCTAGAAATGAAAGTAATGACCGTTCAAAAAGATTATTTGGATATAAAATGAGCATAGAAGCAAAAAGATTCGCATTAACACTCCCTTAGTAAGTTTGTAAAGGAAAGGAGAGATTAACATGACAGATAGTGGTATATTTTTAGGTAGCGGCGCATCAATGACTTTTGTTCCAGAGGTGGACTTTTATTTCCAACCTGAGACAACTAGCACAACTCAAATTCAATTTTTACAATCAACATTGGCTCAGTTTCAATTAGTTGATAATATGTATGTTGGTTGTACTATTGATTGGTACGATAACGGGGTTTATACTTCTTCTCACACTGTTACTTCTAACGACAATGATACCTTTACTATTACACCTGCTACGGGTACGGCGGTGGTTATTGCAGAAGATTCATTCGTATTAAGAGGATATGGCGCACCATGCCCTGCTCCTGATTCAGACGATGATGGAACAGGTAAAACAAGGCTTCATGCTGACAATTGGCTTGGATTAGTTGAAACTGCGGCATTCCCTAATATTGAAGTTGAAATGAAACAATTAAATCTTTCTCTCGGTGGTACAAGAAACTTTACTCATCAATACAAAGGTATTGAAACTGCTTCTGGCGGTAACTTGGCTTTGATGTGTAATCAAGTAACTTGGCTTTATTATGCTTTAGGTAAATGTGCTGAAATAACTCCGGCATCGACAAGTACTTCTAACCACCCAACAAATTACCATACAGGAACTAACGCCCATAAATTATACATTGATGACGGGGCCACCG